AGGACATGGAAGAAACAAAAAAGACATTGACAGCCTCTGGCTTATAGGACAATGGTCAAGTTCGTTGCGGCGCAATGGTTTTCAGTCAAAAAGCCTTTTTATAGCATGGAGCCAAAAGAGACAAACAAGTCACAAAAGACCTGTTTGTCTCTTTTTCCATATGACTAATAATGTAATAATAGCTGTTTTGGAGTGAACTTCGCGAGAAATTCACTCTTTTTTACTCAAATCCATATGTATTTTACCAGTTCGAGAATGGAAGTAGAGGACGATTCAACAGTTGAAAATGAATAAGATACAAACTGCAGCATATGAGTTAATTCAATCAGATGCACGATTTCTGTGTACACTCGCCGATATTTGTCAAAAAGCAAGAAATATTAACAGCAACTATATTATGATGTGCCAACCATACCTTGGAGTCTTTGCCGATGGCGCAGAGCAATGGTGTAAAAAAATAGGATTGGATGCGCCCAATTTTAATGAAAGGGAAAAAGTATACTACACCGCATTAAGACAAAGCCACAAGTTGCTCGAAAAAACATATGTTGAGTATGCTAGTTTATTAATGAAAAAACTCGAAGAAAGTGATAATTACTTCTACAGTATTAGAAGTCTCCGAGAGAAAATACTTGGATACTACAATGTAGGAACAGATCTTTGCAATGGGAAATACTGCGGAAATACGATTCTTTGTGCAGCTCATAATCCCATATCACTTCTGGGAAATCAGGATGCTGGTGTAACAATAAGAGATATAAGTGTTATAGCAGGCAAGCTTGCCGCCTTTTTTGAATGCAAGTCATTTCCGACATATCAATATGACGACGATAAAAACATTGTAAAATATAAAGACTATCATTTCTTCAATAACTGTCCGCTCAAAGAAAAAACAGAATTAGGCGTTGTATTGTTTTCGATACTCTGTAATATAAATTATGTCACTGTTTTTATTGAACACTATTTTACAGAAGAAATACCTCAGAAGTTCAAATTCGCATATCTTCAGTATTATTATCTGTGTGATTTTGTAAAAAAAATAAATACAACTAAAGGTACAAGACTGATTATAAATGACTCTATGCACAACAGAGCATTCCGAAATTGCCTTGCCCATTATGGATTGGGACAATGCTTAGCGGAGGACGAAATATTAAGTACAGATTTGTTAAAAGGGCTTACAATAAAGGCATTTCATTTGGAATATGCTGAAGCCAAACATCAACTGTTTGAATGCCTTAATAGTTTGCGTGATCAAATTCAAATAGCTATACTTAAATAAATGAAGACACCATTGAATCTGAACTCCCAAGGGTTAGAATCAATGGTGTTTTCTTTATAAATTCTGATTTATGCGGCTTTTCGAGGGCGCTTTATGTTTTTATCATCTGGACTCAAAATAGAAAAAGTGCAAATTTATTTTAAAATTTTAAGCAGTGCGAGGGTTCAAATCCACATACAAAAAACGCAAAAACATCTTTTTCGTCCCGAATAGACAGTGACAAAACCCGGGAACCAATGCATTTGCATTGGTTCCCGGGTTTTGCTTTATGTGCGCAACAGGCGCAGTCTGCCACTTGTCTGCTGCTGATGGGCGGCTATGGCTTGTCACTTAAATCTTGTTGCAGCAGGTTGGCAACTGCATCGCTGGCTTTGGCTTGGGCCTCTGCGAACGCATGAGCATAAATATTGAGCGTAGTTGTTACCTGCGAATGCCCGAGGGATGCGGAGACAGTTTTGATGTCAGCCCCACTGGCAATCAGGAGCGAGGCGTTGAGGTGGCGGAAAGCGTGGATCCCCAGAAAGCGCTGTCCGGTTTTCTGGCAAAACTGGGAGAGCCAGTGGTAGGGAGTGTTGGGATGTATGGGGGCGCCGAACGGCCCCACGAATACTCGTCCAGAATTTTGCCACTGGTCGCCCAGCAAGGGCTGCATCTTCAACTGCTCCTGGTGGAGCTGATCCAGAACAGAAAAGACTGGCGCGGGCAATTTGAGCGTGCGTTTGCTCTTTGCAGTTTTAGTGCCGTCCACATAGACTCCGCGCCCTTTGAGGTATTGGGCGGTGCGGCGCACAGAGAGGATCTGCTGGGTAAAGTCTATGTCGCGCCACTCCAGCCCCAGCATCTCACTGCGGCGGCAACCGCTGTATATAGCCAGCGTGAAAAAGGCTCTGTACAGGAGCGGCGCGTCCTCCAGACTCTCCAGGAACGCCTGGGCCTCAGCCAGACTGAGACAGTCCTGCTCGCTCTGCACGGCAGACGGGGCGATGACGCGCCGGCATGGGTTTTCATGGATCAGCTCAAAGCGGTATGCGTATTCCAGCACATCTGATATGAAAGACAGGTAGTGACGGATTGTCTTGGGGGAGAGCTGCCCATTCTCATCACGGCGGATGCTGAAGAGTTCTTTTGTGGTTCGGCCCAGAGCTGCGGCTACAGCGTCAGCGGTGTGTATGGATACACAGTTCCCCCTACAGAGGCTTGAGATGGTGGAGCAGGAAATATGACTGGCAGCGGCCAAATCCTTCTGTGTGCGCCCCTGAGCGGCGAGCAGGGCGGCAATATCGTCCTTTGGCCGTGCGGTAATCTTGCGCTCTCTGATGCCGGTCTCGCCCAGGTTGTCGATAAAGAGCTGGATATGCCGTGCTCTCAGCCGGTCCAGGCGGATGTGCCCCAGCGCTGCGTAAGTACGGGGCTCCAGCTGATGCATGCGCGCTACAGTCCGTGGGCGAAGATTGGGTTCGGCGTATTTGATAAACCACTGCCGGGCGAAGGTCTCAAACTTGATTTGTCCGCATCCGATCCCATAGACAGCGGTTTCTTCGTCCAGGAGGACGGCCTGACGATTCACCTCTTTCTCGATCTGCCGCGGCGTCATCCCCGGCGCCGGCCGCCAGGTGATAGAGCGTTCCAGGTGCCGCCCGGTTGAGTCGTACCCGCAAGAGGAACGAATCGAGTAGCTGACTCCTTTTTTGCCCTCGCGCTTTCTGATGGTTGCCATGTCTGATCCCTCCGGATAAAAACAAATGTTCGATTTCGCGGTTGAAAGAAAACCGCCCCGCCGGGGGCGGTTTTCTCTTTATGGGTTACATCTTTTACAAGGAACATACCCTTGTGCTATTGCAGCGTCTCTTGATGTGAGGGTGACTTTATTCTTCTCGCTCATTTTAGACACAGACGAGCAGTCTGGATAGTGAAACTTTTTGGTATTTGCATTGCCAATGTATGTCAGGGAAACTGAATAGACTGGCGTTGGCGTAGGCGTAGGCATCGGGGTTGGTGAGGGAGTCGGGGTTGGAGTCGGCGTAGGCGTTGGAGTTGGAGTTGGAGTTGGCGTGGGAGTCGGCGTAGAAGCTGGTGCGGGAGTGAATGTCGGCTCTGCTGTCTGTATGATTTCCGCTGAGGCATGGGCGGGGGGCGTATCTAAAATTTCTGCGGGGGAGTCCTTTCCGGAAGACGCGCATCCTGCAATGAGACATACAAGAAGGGGGATCAGTAAAACAGATCGTTTCTTCATTTGTGTGCCCTCCACTAAAATGTGTCCGAATCGGACACATTTTAATATTTTGCCCTCAGTTTTGCCGCGTGGAGTAGATGCCCTGAGTGGTGTTAAGACTCTGTTGGTTCAGAATCGACTTTAGGAGCAGGTTTTGCGGCAGGCTTTAGGGCTTTAGAGACTTTTTTCTTGGCATCTGCGGTCCGTTCGTCATCCAGCACATCCCGTTTGATGATCTCATCAAGAATAATTTTATGGATTTCCTCGTTGGAGACTTTGGTGTCAGAAGCCATTTTCTTAAGGGAGCGCCGGACGGCATCCAAGACAACGTCGGACAGTAAGATCTGGCTGATCGTGAATTTGTTGACCAACTGCTGCTGGTTGTGGAATTCATCAAGATATGTCTTATTCCCTTTTGTCATGGCCTCTCTTGTGAGGTAGTACAACATTTCCAGATCGCTTTGTTTTTTGGGGGCAATGGAAGAGAAGTCAAATTCGTATACAAGCTCTGCAACAACAGGTTTTCCGAATGTAATGCTGTATATTTTCCAGACCACGCTGTTCGTTAAGACGACCCATTCCACACCGGAATTTGAGCCATAGTCCACGGCCTGACGAATATGCTGGTCTTTCAGTTCCAAGCCGGCAGCCTTGGCTTCAATAAGCAGTTTGGGCATCCCATCCAGCTTGATTGCCAGGTCACAGAATGTCTTTTTTATGGCAAATTCTGAGGTGATCTCAGTGTATTTGTCATAGCCAAAAACGTCAGACAGAATATCGGAGATAATGGTGACGGTGTCGCTTTCGTTAATATCCTTGGCTTGAGCTTTGCGCACAATGGGCTGAAATTTCTTTACCCCATCCAAGAGTCTGGTCTTCACTTTTGCGGGAACTGTTACCATGTCGATTCTCCTCTCGTTTAATATTTTGCCCTCAGCTCTACCACGCGACCGATGATGCGGACGGGCAGGCGTTCCACCTCTGCCGGCGTATAGAACATCGGGTCATAGGCCGGGTTGGTCGGGATCAGCGAGATCCCGTCCGGGCCTATTTTTATCTTTTTTACTGTGGCGCTGTCCCCGTTGACCATAGCGACCACAGTGTCGCCGGTTTCGACAGACTCCTGCTTGCGGACAATGACTACGTCGCCGTCCCTCATCCGCGGCTCCATGCTGGCGCCCTTGATGCGCAGCGCGAAGAAATCACCGGTAGCGGCCATAGCGGCGTCGATTTCTTCATAGTCCACAATGTCTGTAACAGCTTCAATAGGGATGCCGGCGGCCACATTGCCAAGGACAGGAATCTGAATACTGGATTTCGTCTGTTGGAGAGAATCGCCTCCAAGGAGATAATCAACTGTAACTCCATATAGCTCAGCCAATTTCTGTAGGGAAGCGTTATCTATTTTGGATCGTCCATTCTCCCAAAATGAGTATCCACTTTGTCCAATACCAACTATTTTAGCGACCTCTGTTTGGGTCATGCGTTTTGACTTTCGAAGTTCTCTAAGCCTGTTCATGTTCACCATCCCCGCGCCGTTAATATATATCAAGAATATTGAAATAATTGATATTCTGCAAGCTAAAAATTAAATTTCAATATTATTGTAATATTATATTGACATATGACATTGATTGTGGTAATAATATTACTGAAATCAATATTCTTGAAAGGAGGGAAAGAAATATGGTTATGCGAATACGGGAATTGCGTGAAAAGAAAAACATTCCCCAGAAACGGCTTGCTGAGGATATGGGTGTTTTACAGTCTGCGGTCTCCAACTGGGAGACTGAGGTGGCTTTGCCTAAGGCGCGGGATCTTCCCCGGCTGGCTCAGGTGCTGGGCTGTACCATCAACGACCTATTCACAACAGATCCGGCAGAGGCCAGCTGAGAGAGGAGGTATGAAAGTTGGGTTTGAAGTTTCCTTATACAACGGATGAACCGGATGCAAAGACCGTCGCCCTGGCAGAGCGCATTGTGGCGCTGCTGGTACACAGCGGCGTCACCTATTATCAGGCAGGCAGCGAGCTGTGTACGGCGCAGAGACTGTTGGAGACAAAAACCAGACCGATCAGCTCACATGATGGTCCTTCGTTGCAGCGGGGTGAAAGGAGAGAACGGGATGACGCCGGAACAGCTTAAAATTCTGGCCTGGGCGGCCAGCCCGGAGAACCAGAGGCGCTGGAGCGCGCTGGAGACCATCGGCACGGTGCGCAACGCCATGCGCCTGATCGGCCGGGGCGGGGAGATCTATACCGCGATCTGCCGCCAGGATGGGCAGATCGTGCTGATCGAGCCGGATATGAGTTAAGGGCGAGGACTGACGATGAGAATGAACCTAAAAGCGGCCAGACAGGCCGCAGGATTCACACAGAAGGCCATGGCGGACAAGCTGGGGATCAGTTCGCGTGAATACCAGCGAGTCGAAACTGGCGCGGTCTGCGGTACGATTGACCTGTGGGATACTTTGGAAGATCTGTTTAACGTCCATCAACGTGTTTTGAGAGAAATGCGTCCCGACACAGGAGCCAATCAGTAGAGACATCAAAGAGGTCCGCCATATCTACCAATGTGCCCAATGGCGGCTCACACTGGCCGTTTATTGCCTCATAGCGCTGATAAGATCTGGTGGATAGATTAAGAGCCTCTGCGGCTTGCTGCTGTGTGAATCCTGCCTGCATTCGTGCGCGTTTCAACCGATGAGCAAACATAAGACGCCTCCTAAATACTTCTTGACATACACGACACAATATGTCATAATGCAGGCGAATAGACAACGACGTAATATGTCGTGTCAAGAAGGAGGGGCGCATGGAGGAGTTATGGAGAAGTCTGGCCCAGAGCCGGAATGTGAGATTTGCGGGGATCTGGAACGACCCGTGGGGGAAGTTTCCGCCAATGCTGCTGTTCGAGCTGCACGACCCGCCCCCGGAGGCGTGGAACCGCGCAGCAGCGGAGAGGCCCCCCGGAAAAAGTGTACCTCAGGAGGAGGAGAAAAGCCATGCAGGATGAATACCGGAATATCTACAAAACCGCCCGGCGGGCTGCCGGTTTGACGCAGGAAGCGGCAGCGGAAAAGCTGGGGATCAGCGTGGAAAGCCTCCGCGCCTATGAGACGGACCAGAGGGTCCCGCCCAACGACGTGGTGCTGCTGATGAGCGTATGCTACAACGCGCAGTACCTGGCCTATCAGCACCTGCAGGAGACCAATGTGCTGATGGGGCGCGTGGTCCCCAGGCTGGAAGAGCGGAGCTTGCTGGAGGTGGCGGTGCGGATCTATAACCGCATGGCCGAGTTTCAGCGGGCGGACAGCGTGGGCCGGCTGCTGGCCCTGGCAGAGGACGGAGTGATCGATGATGACGAGCGGGTCGTATTTGACAAGATCGTGGCGGACCTGCGGGAGATCGTGCGCTCCAGCCTGGAACTGGAAGTGTTTTGCAAGAATGAACGGGAGGGATAACAGATGACGATGCCCAGAATGCGAACAGCAGAGACAGCGCTGGAAGAGATCAAAAAAGTAGACCCCGGAACGGCTATCACGGTCAGCTACCTGCGCCGGATGATCAAGGCAAAGGCGGTGCCGGTGCTGGAGTGCGGACGCAAAAAGCTGGTCAACGTGGACGCGCTGATGGAAGTTCTGGCCAGCGGCTATCAGCTGCCCCGGGAGGAAAAGCAGCCGGAGTGGCCCGGCGATACGGAGGAGTACGAAAGACCACGCAGGGCGGAGGGATACGGCAAGATCCGCAGGGTGGACTGACATGGGACAAAAAAGCCCCCTGCCGGCGCAGGGGGCCGTCGGCAGGGGGCTTTCATTCATGGGTTTGACCATGAGGACAGCTTGATTAGAACACATCCGCCAAGCGGAGGACAAGGGGGAAATAACAATGGCAGACGGAAAGATCGTCATCAAAAGGACGCTGCCCAATACGACCACGATTCAAAACAGCATTATTTGGGACGGGAATATCAGCCCCATGGCCCGGTTTACCCTGATCGCCATGCTGAGCATGCGGGAGGGGTGGGATTACTCCGTGCGGGGGATGGCCGTCATGCTGGGCATATCCAAGGACACCATGTCGAAGTACATGCGGGAGCTGGAGCGCGGCGGGTATCTCAAGCGCATTCAGGACCATGAGAGCGAGGGCAGGTTTGCCAAGGCGGTCTATGTGATTTCGGATACCCCTATGGCTCCGGAACAGGCGGAAGCCGATGCGGGCGGCGAGGGAGCAGCGGAAGAAGGCCCGTGTCCTAATTTTTCGGACACGGCGGCACCGTGTCCTAATTTATCGGCGCCGGTAACGTCGGCGCCGGTAAAGTCGCCACAACAGATATACGGTATAAAAGAACAGAACGGTATTGATAATAACACCCCCCTACCCCCCAAGGGGGACAAGCGCGGGCGGAAACGGAAAGAGCCAAGGTTTGCACCGGAGTGGAAGCCGGAGCGCTTTGCCGGACTGTGGGAGTTTTACCCCCAGAAGGGGCGGAAGAACAAGCAGGCTGCTATGGACGCATGGGACAAGCTGCGCCCGGATGACGAACTGATCGCCAAGATCGGCAGGGCGTTGGTGGCGCTAAAGGCCACAGATGATTGGCAGCGGGGGGTTGGCATCCCCTATGTGGCCACGTTTTTGAACGGGGCCAGATGGGAAGACGCCGCCGAGCTGGACCAGGCAGAGGCCCCCGCCGCCCCACAGCACCGCCGTGTGATCGAGCGTGAGGCGCTGCCGGTATGGTAGACCTTTCGGATATGCTGACGCCGCAGGTGGCCGTGCTGGGCAGTATGCTGATCGACGAGGCTGTGATCGGCCGGGTCCTGGGACGTGTCAAGGCTACAGACTTCACAGATCCCAGGTGCAGGATGGTGTTTTCGGCCATCAGGGCCCAGTTTTCCGCCGGGGGCCCAGTGGATCCGGTGACCGTACGGGATCGGGTGGCGGCGGACGGCAGCGCAGATGAGTGGGGAAAGTGGATCATGGACGCCATGGCGGTCACGCCCACGGCCAACAACGTGGACGCCTATGTGGGGCTGATGCGCGAACAGGCCAGGCTGTGTCAAATCAGGGCGCTGGGTGTACAGCTGAGCGGCATTACAGAGCCTGACGCTGCAGGCGCTATCCTGTCCGAGCTGAACGCTCTTCAGGTGAATCGCCCGGATATCCGGCGCACTGACATGCAGGGGGCAGTCATGAGCTTTTTCGAGCGCCACAGCAGCCCGCACACCTATCTGAGCTGGGGCATGCCAAAGCTGGACAAGATGCTGTACATCGAGCTGGGGGACATGCTGGTGCTGGGCGGGTACAGTTCCGCCGGCAAGACGGCGCTGGCCATCAATTTTGCTTGGCATTTGGCGCAGACCTACCGCGTGGGCTTTTACAGCCTGGAGACCAACCGGAACAAGCTTGCGGACCGGCTGTTTGCAGATCTGTTTGAGATCCCGATGGGGAACATCAAGCGCGGCGAGATCTCGGAGGAGCAGTGGAAACGGGCGGCCCAGCGCAGCGAGGCGGCCAGTCAGCCTCCGCTGCACTTGATCGAGGCGGCAAAATGGACGGTGGCCGACATCCAGGCAGACGCTGTCGCCCACCGATACCAGGTTATTTTTGTGGATTACTTACAGCTGATCGAGCCACAGACCAGGAACTTCAACCGTCAGGAAGAGGTGGCCCGGATCAGCATCTCCCTGCACCAGCTGGCGCAGGGGAACGGAATCACGGTGGTCGCGCTGTCTCAGCTGTCCCGTGCGGAGCGGACCAAGGGAGGCGACGAAGTCTCCCCCTCGATGTCGAACCTGCGGGAGTCCGGGCAGATCGAGCAGGACGCGGACGCCATCCTGCTGCTTTATCTGGAGGCCCCCGATGATCAAGACAGCCGGCGGATCCTGAAGGTGGCCAAAAACAAAGAGGGCACCCGGGGGATGATCTATGCCGTATTTGACGGGACGCATCAGCGCTTTTACGAGTCCGCAGTAGACGCCCCGGCCCCGGGCGGCGGAGACATCCAGCGCCGCCTGGTGGATCAGGGGAAGAAGATCAAGGCGGCAAACCATGCCGCAGCTGCAGCCGGCCGGCCGGGCCGGGCCGACTCTGAGCTGCCGTTTTAGAAGGGGGTGAGACAATGGCTGGTATCTGTTATGGGCAGCTCGTCCGCTTTGCCCCCGCGGCGTTCACGGGGGAGCAAGCCGGGAGCAGTAAGAAAAAACCGGAACAGGCGCGGGGCAGGAGTGAGCCCCCCCGCACCGTTACAGGGCGAATTGATTACATCAACCGGAGGCACCGGTGGTATAACGTGCGATACGAGCTTAATGGCTATGTGCTGCACGAGGGGTTCAAATTTTGAAGCAGGAGGATTTGACAATGAGGACATTCCCGATTTTCAACATGAAGGGCGGTGTTGGCAAGACCACCACGGCCATCAATCTGGCGTACAACCTGGCGGTAGAACACGGGAAGCGGGTACTGCTTGTGGATGCCGACGCCCAGGCGAACGCCACACAGCTGCTGCTCCCCCGGAGAGAGTACGACGGCCTGGGGGCACTGCTGTCCGGCACAGCATGCTGCTATGCGGAAGTAATCGAGCACACGACGGTCACAGGCCTGGACGTCCTTCCCGCCAGCGACAGCCTTTGGGCGATAGATCTTGCCCTGATTACCTCGGACGGCCACCGGTCTTTCCGGAGTCTGAAAGACCTTCGGTCGGCCCTGGAGATGGATGACGCCTATGACGTGATGATCATAGACTGCCCGCCGAACTTCTCCACGGCCTGCATCGCCGCCATCAACGCCGCAGACAGCATTGTGATCCCCGTCTTGGCTGATGCGTTTTCGGCAGAGGGCATGGCAAACCTGATGCGCCAGATTGACAGCGTGAAGGAATTTAACCCGGCTGTCCAGGTCGGCGGCGTGCTGATCAACCAGTGGCACAATGCCGATGTGGTGATCGACGCCGCCAATTACATGCGGGATGATCCCCTTGTTCCGGTCTATCAGACTATGATCCGCCGCACAGACAAGGTGATCGAGTCCACCTGGGCAAAGGAGCCGGTCCAGTCGTGGAGCCCGTTCAGTTCCGCTGCCAGGGATTTCCGGGCATGGGTTCGGGAACTGATGGAAAAGGAGGAGATGCTGGATGGCCGGTAAATTTAATTTGGGAGAACTGATTGCAGAGGGGAAAGTGTCCAAATTGGACACCGGCGGCCTCCATGGCCGGCGGCAGATCGAGTATATTGATATTGACCGCCTTGTTGACGACCCAAATAACTTTTATGAGCTCAGCGGTATCGATGCACTGGCGGAAAACATTGAACTGATTGGCCTGCAACAGCCCATTTGTATTAGGGCCGATCCAGAAGATTCTTGCCGTGCCATCATCGTATCGGGGCACCGGCGGTGTGCGGCAATCCGAAAGCTGGTGGAGTGCGGAAGAACGGACCTAAGGGAAGTCCCCTGTATTTGGGAACGGGGAGAAAGCTCCGCCGCTTTGCAGGAGCTGCGCCTGATTTACGCCAACAGTGATACCCGTCGAATGACTTCAGCGGAGACTTCCAAGCAGGTAGAACGGGTGGAGGCTCTGCTCTATGAACTGAAAGAGGAAGGGTATGATTTCCCGGGACGGATGCGGGACCACGTGGCAGAGGCCTGCAAGGTGAGCAAGACCAAGCTGGCTCGCCTGAAAGTGATTCGGGACAACCTGGATAATATCTGGAAAAAGAGCTATGAAAAAGGCGAGTTGGCTGAGTCCACCGCCTATACGCTGGCCAAGATGCCGGCAGAACACCAAAGGAGCATTTTTCAGGCGCGCAAGTCCGCAGGCGCGCGGACCAACTGGTTTTATGAAGGTGAAGCCTGTCGCCTGGGGAAATCGTTTGCAGCTATTGACCGATTGGTTTGTAAGATAGGGGATCAAAAAGGGCTCCCATGCGCTAATATCGCTGCCAAACGCGAGCAAGCTGCATATCGGAATCTCAATTATCGTGCGGATTACTGCGATAAATGCTGCGACAAATGTGAAGAACTGGCCAAGTGTAAGCACGCCTGCCCTATGCTGGCTGAGAAGGTAAAACAGCTCCGCCTTGATGCCAAAGCCCAGCGCCAGCAGGAAAGACTGGCCCAGGAAGAGAAAGAGCGCCCGGTTATCAATCAGATTCAGAAGTTTTGGCAGCGGTTTGGAGAAGCGCGGAATGCGGCGGACAAGACTGTTAAGGAATGCTATGAGGCCATGGATATCTACTGGGCCTGTACCGATGACGAGAAAGTCGCCAATATGGAACACCTGGAGGCGAAGTTTACAACAGATACCCCGCTGCCCTATGGATACGGCTTCATGCTGGGTACAGCCCTGCGTCTGGTACGGATCGCAGATTTGTTAGGGTGCTCACTGGACTATCTGTTTTGCCGGACGGACTCACCCGGGGAAGGGGAAGAAAAGGAATGAAGAAGTACACGATAGAGGACTTCTTAGCGCTCCATGATGGAGGAGCAGCCCAATGAGCAGGAATACATATGCGAGCCGGCTGATGGCGCAGAAGGCCAGGCTGAGCCAGGCGGAGCGGGCGGAGATCGTACACCGGTGTCTTACCACGGTATATCAGGCGTCCGCAGTCGCTCTGAATGAGACATTCGGCTTTGGCCCGAAGCGGATTACTGAGTTCCGGGACGCGATGGAGCAGGCCATTGAGGAATACGGCGCGTTGCTGGACGAGGCGGATGCAGACTATGCAGACGGGAAGCTGGAACAGCGGTACCGGCAGATCATGGAGGGGACATGCTGAGGGTCACGGTGCAGGTGGATGCGCCGGTGGGACATGCCATCGGGATCAAGGAGGACCTGGCGATGTATCTGGAACGGTTCGGGGACGCCATGGTAACCGAGGTGAAGGAGATCGTCCCGGAGCAAATGGAATTCCTGAGGGGAGGAACATATGGAAAGCAATAAGTATACACAGGTCGGCGCAAATGGAACATGGGGGATAGAGGGGGTGGATCTTTCTGTTCTTCCCCCAAAAGTATACCGGGCGCTGTATCGGCTGATGCAGCTGGAACATCCGGGAATAAAGATGTGTCCGATTCGGACACAGGAAGGGGGGAGAGGTCGATGAAGCGTAAGCGTATGATTAAGCTGTTGATGGCGAGCGGGATCCAGAGAAATGAGGCGGTGATCTATGCCAGCGTATGCAGCGGTGAAATGCCGCATAATCTGATGGGATTTCTTGTGGAGACACAGCCGCAGGTAAGGGAACTTATCCAGGCGGCGATCCCTGAAATCGAGGCTGGCGCAGTGCTCCGCGTACAGCTTGTGCCCTCCTGAAAGGGCATTGGGGGTCTCTATGACGGAAGCGCAATGGTATTGTGTGCGCCAACGTGCCGGGCCGCTGGTCAAAGAGTGCCGGTCCCTGCGTCCGCGCCTGTTGAAGGACGATTCAGATGAAGACCGCAGACGGAAGAACGAGATTATCAAGTCACCTCATTCGGCCGTGTGCCGGACGCAGGCAGACCGGCTAGAGCTGCGTCTTGCTCTGTTTGGCTACGAGGGCTCGCATCATACGCTGACGTTTGACGAGGAGCATTTGCCCCGGGATTTTGCCGGGGTCCGGGGTGCGCTCCGGGCATTCATGGCCCGGGTACGCCGGTGGAATAGGGCGGAGCCGTTTGACTGGATTTATTGTATCGAAGGGTTACACGGAGATCACCGATACCACATTCACTCTGTGTTCCGTGACAGCCAGGTTCCGCCAGCAGCTGTGCGGTGCCTTTGGACTGGTGGAGCAGCGTGGGATGAGCCGGTACTGCTGTCTGCAGGTGGATACCGGCGTTTGGCGGAGTATTTCAACAAAGAACGTACGGATGGGTATGTGATCCCTATCGGCCGGCACCCATGGAGCTGTTCCAGAAGCTTAACCGGGCAGATGCCTCCGCTGGAGCGGTGGCGAGAGGGAAGCGGACGTGTTGAGATCCCGGATGGTGTGATGTGGTCCAGGAAGGGCTGCTGTGTGAATGATTTCGGTGCGTATAATTATGGAAGCTATATCAAAAAGAAGCCTGACAGTTTTCTTTTTTAATATGTCGCGCGCCTGGGCGCGCGCACGCGCGCGCGTCAATCTTGAAACTTAGTGGAAAATTAGACACGTTTTAGAGAATCGGAGGAGAAAGTATTGAACTGCTCGACAGAACGTGGTAAAATACTAACTGTAGAGGGCGGATGGGTAATCTGTCCTGTGTGCGGGAAAGGCAAACTGCTGAAAGTTTTGCCGACATCCAGTGCGCGAAACTTGCCCAGAAAGTGCAAACGGTGCGGGCAAGAAACGATCGTGAATATCGATGCGCCTGAGCCAGCGTCCAAAGAGACCAGCGCCTGAGCCGATGAATCCCCGAGAGGGGGTATCATGGCTCAGGCGTTGTTTTTATTTTGCCCGGAGGTGATAGCCTGTGGCAGATAAGCCGCTAAGACCATGTAGACATCCGGGGTGCGGCCGTTTGACCAAAGAGGGATACTGCCCGGAGCACAGGCCGCTGCGGCCGCAAAAGAAACAATCAGCAGAATGGCACTGGATGTATTTGACGCCGGTGTGGCTCAAGGATTTGCGCCCGACGCAGCTGCTCAAGGAACCGTTTTGCAGGGCGTGCGCCGAACGTGGCGTGCGTACCAGGGCTACGGTGGTTGACCATATCGTGGATCACGAGGGGGACTGGTCCCGTTTTACGGATCGAGAAAACCTGCAGAGCTTATGCGAGTCGTGCCACAACCGCAAGACGGTGCAGTCGCTGGCGCAAAGACGACGAAAAACGGGTCGTTTGTGATTGAGACAGCGTGGGATTCCTGCCGAACGCTTGGGCGCAGGTGCGGGCTGGCATCATGCCTGGGCGCACATGCAGGACGCCTACGGCGTACTGACCGCCCCCCGGGGTGTGAGAGTTTGATCAGAGTGAGGCAAGACCGCAAGGCCTCATAGGCGAGAAAAAATTTCCCCACGGGGAACGTGGGGCGGAGGTGAGGAAAATGGCGGGGGCGCGGCAGCCCACAGAGCTGGTGGCGGCGAAAGGCCGGAAGCACCTGACCCGGGCGGAGGAAGACGAGCGGCGCGACCGGGAGGTCCATATCTCTCCCCCCGACCAGGCAGAGCCGCCCAAATGGCTGGCCAAGAAGTTTTGGGTGGAATTTCGGGAGATCGGCGAGATCCTGCGGCTGTCGGGATTGTATGCCGAGCTGGACCGGGACGTGCTGGCCCAGTTCCTGGTCTCCCGGGAGCGCTGGATGCGCGCAGACAAGCTGGCGTCGGCGGCCATTCGGGACAAGGATGAGAAACTGGCGAAGGAGTGGACGGGGATTCAGGCGGCTTATTTCCGGCAGTGCAGACAGTGCGCTGAGGTGATGGGACTGTCGGTATCGTCGCGGTGCCGGCTGGTGATCCCGCCGGCGGTGGTCGAAGCCGCGGCGGAGACAGACGAGACCGACGAATTTACCAGAGCGCTCCGGGCGAGACAGGCCAGAGCGATGGGGGGATAAGCGGTGTACTGTCAGGAAGATGGGCGGTTTGTATGCAGCTTTGTTGAGCGGCTGCCTACCACCGGTACAGGAAGACCCTTCTGCCTGTATGACTGGCAGCGGGACGCCCTGATGGAATTCTACTCCACCATGGAGCTGGATGACGAGACAGGACGGCTGCTGAGACAGTATCAGTATCTCTATCTGGAGATCCCCAAAAAGAACGGGAAGAGCGAGCTGGCCGCCGCGCTGGCCCTGTACCACCTGTTTGGGGACGGAGAATTGAACGCTGAGGTCTATGTGTGCGCGGCGGACAAGGAGAACGCCGGCATCGTATTCCGGGCCGCTGTATTCATGCTGGAATCGGCCCCATGGACGGCAAAGATGGTGGCCCGGGGGGAATTGAAGATCATCCGGTCCCAAAAACGGATTGAGTACCGCCAGCAGATCCGGGCGGAGAACGGAACGGTGCGGTGGCTGACCGTGGGCGTGATGGCGGTGATGTCCTCGGAGTCCTTTTCCAAACACGGCTATAAGCCATCCTGCGTGATCTTTGACGAGCTGCACGCGCAGCCCAACCGGGAGATGTGGGACGTTATGACAGGCGCGGCCGGATCGGCGCACGACCAGCCGGTATGGATCGTGCTGACCACAGCGGGCGACGACCCGGACCGAAAGAGCATTGGCTGGGAGATCCACAAGCAGGCGGTGGAGATCCGGGACGCCCGGCAGCTGCGGCGCATCCTGGCGGAGGGGGGCGACCCCAGACAGGTGCTGTCCCTGCGGAAGAAGGCGGACGACGAGCTGGAACAGGCGCAGCAGGAGCTGCTGAACCGGGATATTTCCACCTGGCTGCCGATTCTGTACGGCCTGACCGCCCAGTTCGGCGACGATCCGGACGACCTGGCGGCGGTGGATATCTGGGACGAGGCGCTGTGGTATCAGCTGAACCCGTCCCTGGGCAGGCACCTGACGCTGCGGACGCTGCGGCTGGAGGCCCAGGTCGCCAGGAAGAGCGAGGCGGCAGAGCGATTGTTCCGCTGGCTGCGGCTGAACCAGTGGATCGCCGTCAAAGCGGTGGGGTGGATCCCCCTGACGCTGTACGACAAGACGCAGTGGAACCCGCCGGTGCTTGAGCCGCTGCGGGGGCCGGCCCGAAGAGCGGCGACCCGGACGCTTTTGCGCGGAAAGGTGTGCTACGGCGGGCTGGACCTGTCCACCACCACGGATCTGACCGCCTTTGTGCTGCTGTTCCCGCCGCAGCCGGGCCTGGATACATGGGTAACACTGTTCCAGGCCTGGCGCCCCAAGGACACGGCGCTGAAGGCGGCGGAGCGAGACCATGTTCCATATCAAGACTGGTCCCGGGCGGGCTTTTTGGAGCTGTGCGAAGGCGACATGATCGATTTTACCCAGGTGGTGGAGGCCGTGTATCAGGCCCACCGCACCTATCAGATGGAACTGCTGGGAGTGGACCCCTACATCAGCCGGACGCTGACCCAGCGGCTGATGGCCCTGGGCGTGGCGGTGGCGGAGATCCCGCAGACCATGCCGTCTATGTCCCCGGCCATGAAAGAGCTGGAGCGGCTGATCCGAAGCCATGAAATGCTGCATGAGCACAATACGGCAGCCCGGTGGTGTTTTGGCAACGTGCGGTGTGCCATAGACGGCAACGAGAACATGAAGCCGATGAAAAACCGGAGCACTGGGCGGATTGATATCGCAGTTGCCTGGATCATCGCGATGGCCACGGCCATGGTGAAACGGGCCCAGAAGCCGGATCTGGCCGCTGCGCTGGAGCGCAGGGAATTCAGCCTGTAGGGGCCGACGGTCGGGGCGGGCACAGAAAGGAGTATGGTATGAAACGTTTGAGACAGGCGCTGGCCAAGTACGCCACCGACCTGGTGCTGCTGGCGGGCGCGGCTGCCATTGCAGTGGGCGCCGGGATGGTGTACATCCCGGCCGGACTGATCGCCGGCGGGGTACTGGCCGTGGCCGGGGCGGTGCTGAGCAGCCTGGGCGGCGGTGACGACAAATGAGCCTGGGCAAGGGATTGCGGGCGGCGGTGGGACGGCCGTCCCCCCATGTGAAAAGCGTATCCGTTGCGACGCTGACAAGCGCCGGGTACCCGGCGGCAGGAGCGGGCACGTCGGCGGAGACGGCCCGGAAACTGAGCGCGGTAGACCGGTGTATGGAGATCCTGAGCGACAGCATGAGCAAGCTGCCGAATTTTATCATGGACGGGCGCACCCGTGAACGGCTGGCGGACCACCCGCTGCTTCAGGTCCTCAACGTCAGGCCAAACGAGGCCATGACCCCATCGGTCCGGAAGAAGGTGCTGGAGACCAGCCGGCTGGAGGGCGGAAACGGGTATGACTGGATCATCCGCGACCCCGCCTCCGGCAGGGTCACTGAGCTGATTCCGGTGCCCTGGCGGCTGGTGACCCCCTGGCGGGATCTCGCGGGACGGGTCTGGTACACAGTGAGCCACCCCGTGACCGGCGAGCCCATGGTGCTGCCCAACCAGGACATGTGCCATTACAAGGGGGCCACACGCGACGGATTGCTGGGCATTTCAGTGCTGCAGCGGGGCGGCGAGGTCATCGCGTCGGCGCGGGCCGCCCAGGAGTATGAGCTGGCGTTCTATCAGAGCGGCGGCCAGCCGGCAGGCGTACTGCGCACAGAATCTGACCTGTCCGGACTGCTGAGGGATCAAGACGGGGATCCGGTCGTCCGGAAGGACGGAAGCCCGGTGACCCTGAAGGACCGGCTGCGTGCCGACTGGGAGAAGGTCCACGCGGGGCCCAGCAACAGCCACAGGATCGCCATACTGGATCTGGGGCTGGACTATAAGCCCATTGCAGCCAACAACCAGGAGGCCCAGTTTGTGGAGAACAAGGAGGTATCTGTCCGGGATATCGCCCGGCTGTTCGGCGTGCCTTTGTACAAGCTGCAGGAGGGGAAGCAGGCCTATGGCTCCAACGAGCAGAACGCCATTGAGTATGTTGTGGGCACGCTGCACCCCACGGTGACCCAGTATGAGGAGGAGCAGACGTGGAAGCTGCTGACGGACTCGGAGCTGAAGAAGGGGCTGGAGATCCGGATTAACCTGCTGGCAGAGCTGAAGGGCGACACGGCCAGCCGGGGAGCCTGGTACCGGGTCATGGCGGAGCTGAGCGCGTTCAGCCCCAACGACATTTTGGCGCTGGAGGACATGCCTGGCGTCCCGGGCGGGAACCAGAGGCGGGCCAATCTGAATTATGTGCCCCTTGAGATGTGGGCAGAGCTGAGCCGCCTGCGGGCGGAGTACTTCAGAGGGAGGGATGAGCCATAGACGGGATCTTGAAGGCCGCGCGGCTGGAGAAGACGGCGGTCAACGACAAAGAGCTTGCGCTGGTCAACCGGCAGACGCTGCGGGAGCTGGCGGCGGACGAGGTGTTTTTGTTCCGGCTTGCAGCCTGCGACGATCAGGTGGACCGGGACTATGAGCGGTTTACAGAGCGGACGCTGGAGGAGCTGGCAAAGGCGTTTGTGGGCCGGCCGGTGCTGCGGGACCACAAATGGAGCACAGAGACGCAGACCGCCCGGGTGTACGCCGCCGAGGTGGAGATGCGGGAGGGGGTCAAACAGCTGGTGCTGCGGTGCTACATGCCCCGGACTGCGCAGACCGCAGATACGATCACAGCCATTGAGAGCGGGATCCTGAGGGAGTGCAGCGTGGGCTGCGCAGTGGAGCGGGTGCTCTGCTCCATCTGCGGCGCAGACCAGGCGGCGACGCTGTGCAGGCATTTCCCCGGACAGGAGTACGACGGGCAGGTCTGCCACATGGATCTGGACGGAGGGAAAGACGCCTTTGAGGTGAGCCTGTGCGCTGTGCCGGCCCAGAGAGAGGCCGGGGTGGTGAAGGCCAAGCGTTACGGCGGGGCGGAGGCCTCTGAAGGAAAGCGTCCACCGGGCAGGGCGCCCGAGGATATGGGCTGGCGGGCGAAGGCGGCGCTGGCCCTGGAAGCCGAAAAATTTCATTTTATGGAGGTAGCAGACGATGAATGACCCCAGACGAGACTTGATCGACAAGATGCAGCTGCGCACCGCCGCTCTGGAGGCGGCAAACAAAGCCTATGGCGAGGGAGATGAGAGTGCGTACAAGTCCAGCATGGAGCAGGTGGACAATCTGAACCGTGCGATCGAGCGCGCCCAGGCCCTGGTGAAGGAGCTGGACCGGAAATTTATGGAGCAGCCCGCCGACCCCGCCGAAGAGAAGGACAAGGCGGAGACGCGGGGCGAGATGCTGCAGAAGGGCGAGACCGTGTCTTTTTCTCCCCAGGAGGTATGCAAAGGGCTGGCGGAGGCCCGCAAGGCCGTGACGCTGGCAGAGGGGGCGCTGGCGCAGCCCACCGGCGCGGGAAGCCGGATCCGGGACCCCCTGGGCAACGTGGTCAGCTCTATTGTGGACCAGGTCTATGTCCAGGACCTGACCGGCATGGGTTCGTTCCTGGAGCCCTATGTGATCACGGAGAGCGACGCCAAGGGCGGCAGCGTGCGTGCCAACGCAGGCAAGGCCCGGACCGACTCCGTTGACCCCACGTTCGGCGTGGCCAAGATCAGCCCCTATGAGCTGAATGTGACCAACTATGTGGACCGGAATATCAGCCGGCTCTCGCCCGCCAACTATTACGCCAAGATCCATGGCATGGCCATGCGGGCCATGCGCCGGAAGCTGGCCGGACTGATCGTCAACGGCGACGGCCAGGCGTCCCCGGATATGTTTGGCATGAAGAACGCCAAAAACCAGGCGGGGGCGGACATTTTTGCACAGGCGAAGGTGGCGGGGATTGACGAGAACCTGCTGGACGAGCTGTTTTTTGCCTATGGCAGCGACGAGGCCATTGGCCAGAACGCCCGGCTGTACCTGACCAAGGCCGACCTGAAGGCCATCGGAACGGTGCGCAACGGGGACAAGGAACGGGTATACCGGATCCGGCCCGACGGCGGAAACCCCAATGTAGGCGTAATCGAGGACGGCGGCAACGCCATCCCCTATACCATCGTATCCGACCTGACCAGCCTGTCCACCGCCGCCCCCGGAGGGGCGGATATCCAGACCATGCTGTACGGCGACCCCATGAACTATGAGCTGGGCCTGTTCGGCGGCTATTCCATCCGGGTGGATGAGTCCATCAAGGGCGTGGAGCGGATGTATACCATTCTGGGCGACGCCATGGTGGGCGGAAACCTGATCGTCCACCACGGCATTGTGGTGGCGACCCTGCCCAAGAGCGGCGGCTGAGCATAGAGCGGTAAAGGAGGCTGAGCGCCATGGAACTGGCGGCGGTAAAGCGCTATTTGCGGGTGGAGGGCGAGGAGGAGGACGAATTGATCGCTGCCCTGGTCCAGGCGGCGCAGCAGTATCTGGAAAATGCCGGAGTGCGGGAGCCGGAGCAGGATCCCGGCCGGCAGGCGCAGTACGCGCTGGCAGTGTGCTATCTGACGCTGGACGCATATGACCGGCGGGATATGACGACTCCAGGGACCGTGATCAGCGAAAACCCTGCGGCCCGGCGGCTGATCCACCAGCTGAAGCTGTCGGAACCGGCGGTGTCCGATTCGGACACCGCCGGGAAAGGAGCGGGGAATGGGTAGCTGGACGGGCGCAGGGGACTTGAAGGACCGCTGCAGGGTGCTTGAGCTGACGGAGCGGGTCAAGGGGCTGTATGAGTGGACGACGAAGCGCACCGCCTGGATGAAGGTGACGCCGGACGGACGGCGAAACCTGTTTTCCTCCATAGGGATCGGGGCCAGGAACGCGGAGATCGTTATGCGGACCCAGCCCATCAGCCTGTATGACGCGGTGGAGTGGCGGGGGGAACACCTGTTTTTGACCAGCCTGGTGGTGGGGGATCATGGCCGCATCACAGGGCAGGCCGCGCTGGTTCCAGTGACGGAATGTCTGGCCAGGACAGAGGGAGAGGTGGGCCGGGACGACAGGAACCGGCCTACCATTGGGGCCAGGCAGGAAGTGCGCTTTCCCGGCTGCGTCACCGAAACGTATGCGGCATATGACCGGGACGAGAGCCACGGCGTAAGCTGCGCCGCCCTGGTGCTGGTGGCGCCCAAGGCGGTGCCCCTGCTGAAGGCGGGGGACCTTGTGACGCTGGGCGGGCAGCGGGGCGGCCCCTACGAAGTGCAGGCGGTTCACGGCCTGGACCCCTATAAAAACGAATATGAGATCGTGAGAAAAGAAGACGCTTAACAAGCGACAGGTTCCGGCCCTCTGCCGGGCGTTTGCCCGGGCATTTGGATTTCCTCCTATTTCCGGGCCGCGGCGGGACAACACGCCGCGGGTCCGGCAGAGGGCCGGAGGAGCAGGTACTATGCAGGAGATCAATTTGAGCGCGCTGGATGGGATCAGCCGGGCGCTGGAAGCGATGCCGGAGCTGAGACGGGATGCGCTGCGGAATATAGCCGAACAGGCGAAGGCCGTCCTGGCGGTCCGGATCGGCGGCACAGGCCGGGTGGCCGGATGGCAGGGCGTGTATGAGGGCTCCGGCGGAGGATATGCCGCAGTCCGGGCCGCAGCAGGCAAATACCTGGCCGCCGGAGGGAAAAGCCGGTACTCCATGGGCCATGTGACCAATGCCATTGAGTCGGGCCACGGGATCCGGCGGCCCTCCGGACAGGCCAAGCGATACCGGAGCCGGGTACGGACGGCGGCAGTCCGCGGCAAGTACATGTACCGGGATACGGGGGCTGAGCTGAACCGGCTGGCTGAACAGGAGGCAAAGGCGCTGGGAGAGCGGCTGGCGAGCGCGCTGGACGGGAGAGCGGTATGACGTTTGTAGACATTGTGAACGGGGTGAACGACCTTCTGGTGGCGGAATGGCCGGATCGGGCGGTATATGTGGACGTATGCCCGGCGGAGTTTTCCCGGCCGTCCTTCTGGCTGCACTCCATCAAACCGGCGCAGACAGTAGTGAGCCCGTTTTTGGTGCGGCACCAGCTGACGATGGCGCTGACGCTGTTTGACGAGACAGACGAGCACTATGAGGTCCACGCCTCGCGGCTGATGGAGGATGAGGCGCGGGTGCTGGAGCTGATGCAGCGGCCGCTGGCGGTGGGCGAGCGGAGGCTGACGCTGGCGGCCAAGCTGGACGGCCGGGCCCCGGACGAGGCGGCGGTGATCCTTCAGTGCGAATATTTTGACGAGAACCACGGGACAGAGGAAGACCAGGCAGAGCGGGCGAAGACCCTTTGCCTGGAACATTTTTTAATGGGAAGCGGGGCGGGGAAAGGCCTTCCAGGCCTGGAACTGTCCGGAACAGAAAGGAGAAGCGAAGATGGGACTGCCTGATCTGAAGATCCGTTTTGAAGCGGCCGGCAAAGAGGCCGCACAGCGCACCAAACAGGGCGTGGTGGCGCTGATCGTAAAGGACGCCAAGGCCAACGGCGTGCACGTGGTGACGGAGGCGGAGGACATCCCCGGGGAACTGGGCGCGGATAACAAGGCGTATATCCAAAGGGCGCTGACCGGCTATATCAACCGGCCCAGCAAAGTGGTGGCCGCCGTGATCCCGGCCGCCGGCGCGGCTGTGGACGGGCTGGCGCTGCTGACAGTGTACGACTATGACTACCTGGCGGGGCCGCCTGTGATGGAGGCGGCTGAGGGCAAGGCGCTGGCCGACGCCATTGTCGAAAAGCGGAAGCTGCGGTATATCGGCAAGGCTGTGCTGCCCGACCAGGCGGCGGATAACGAGGGCGTGGTCAATTTTTCGGCCAGCGGCATCCAGGCAGGCGGCGCGACCTTTACCGGGGCGCAGTATGCAAGCCGGGTAGCCGGAATGCTGGCGGGTACCCCGGTCGGGTGCAGCGCCACCTTTGCCGCCATGCCCGAGGTGACCGACGTGACCACGCCGGGCAAGGCGGAGCTGGACGCGGCGGTGGACGCGGGCAAGCTTGTGCTGTTTAACGACGGCAGAAAATGCAAGCTGGGCCGGGCGGTTACCAGCAAGGTGACCATCGGCCCGGAGGAGAGCGAGATCCTGAAGAAGATCAAGCTGGTGGAGACGGTGGATCTGATTCGGTACTATGCGGTGACCACCGTGGAAGACGAGTACATCGGGAAGTACTACAACAGCTATGACAACAAGTGTCTGCTGCTGACCGCCGTGCGGGCCTTCCTGGGCACTTTGGAGGACGAGGGCGTGCTGGAGAAAGGCAGCTCGAACGCGGAGGTCGACGTGACGGCACAGCGGAAGTGGCTGCAGGAGCAGGGCGCCGACGTGTCCGGCATGAGCGACGACGACCTGAAGCAGGCCAACACCGGAAGCTATGTGTTCATCCGACTCCGGGGCCGGCTGCTGGACGCAATGGAAGATTTCAACATCGTGCTGATGTTCTGAGAGGGGGAACGGGAATGAAAATGGAGGCAAAATTGGTGCGCAGCGGCACCCATGGCAGCCTGTGGCTGGACGGCGAGGTGGTGGCTGCCTGTTACGGCTGTACAGCCGTGGTGAAGAAGAACAAGACGGAAGTGGCCCTGTGCGGCCAGATGATGACAGACCACAAGATGACGTCTATGAGCGGGACGGGCACGGTGCGCATCTACAGCGTGTCTGACGAGCTGATGAAGCGGGAGCTTGCCGCCCTGGCGAAGGGCCAAGACCTCCGCCATACGATCATCAGCAAGCTGGACGACCCGGACAACCCCAACGTGCAGCGCTTTGCCGTGTCCGGCGTCAGCTTTGACGAGGTAAAGGCGGCGGACTGGGAAGCGGCAAAGCTGGGGTCTGTGGAGATCCCGTTTACCTTTTCTGACCTTCAGGATCTGTAAGGGGGGAGCGCGGACATGGAAGAAGAGATGAGACGGCGGGAAGAGGGACAGGAGCCCTCTGTCCTGGAGCTGCTGCTGAGCCCGGAGGCGGCCGCCGCGACAAAGGCCGCGCCCACCCGGAAGGTGAAGCTGAAGCGGCTGAGCAAGGCCCTGGGGAGGGAGGTGGCGTTCACCCTGAGGGGACTGCCCTATGGAAAGGTGCAGGAGCTGGGCCGGCTGCAGGAGGACCAGGAGGTGGCCATCCTGCTGGCCGGATGCCAGGAGCCCGACCTGAAGGACCCCAGGCTGATGGAGCTGTACGGCGGCGTGACGCCGGGCGAGATGCTGAAGGCCATGCTGCTGCCGGGCGAGATCGCCGACCTGTCCCGGGAAGTGGAGCGGCTGTGCGGATACCGCATGAGCACCATTGAAACGGTAAAAAACGGCTGAGGGAGGGCAGCGACCCGGAACTGGGGCTGGTATACTACCTGTTCCACGTACACCACTGGACGCCGGAGGCGTACTGGAGGATGAGACAGGGGGAAAGGGACCTGGTGTGGGCGCTGGCCTCCCATGAGGCGACACAGACAGAAAGATAAAAAACCGCCGCCCCGGAAGGGGCGGCGGTCAAAGAAGATATGGGCGTAATCAGCCAAAGGCGACGCCGAGGGCGACGAATCCCCAGAAGACGAGGAGGATAACGCCCCATGTGATAAACAGGGGCTTGAGGCTGCTTCCTCTGTTATGTTCATCCATGTGAATCACCTCAATTCATTATAACCCAATCCCAAGGGACTGTCAACAAGGAGGTGGGATTGTGCCAGAGGCATCCATTGTGGTCAAGGCCACAGACCGGTTTTCTGATGCAATGAAGACCATGCGGGACGCGTCGAAGGCGTTTTCCAAAGACCTGGACGGGATGCAGGCCAAGCTGAACGCATTGAACAAGACCCGGTCCACCCTGAAGGTGGACACGAAAAGCGCCCAGAATGATCTGCGGGCGGCGGAGAAGCAATTCGCCCGGACCGGGGCGGAGGCGGACCGGCTGGCGCTGCAGGAGAAGCGGCTGACCTTTGAGACGGCCCGGCGGAACCTGGCCCTGGTGGACAAGGAGGCCCGGAACGTGGAGCGGCAGATGCAGCGGACGGGCCGGGCGTTTGAAGAGACGGCGGCCCAGAGCCGGGCGGCCAGCGGCATGAAGACGATGATCGAGGCGGTAGCCGCGGCGTCGGCGGGAACCCTGTTCGGGCCGATGCTCCAGCAGGGGATCGGCACCATTGCAGGCAGCGTGTGGGGAGACGTTGGGGGCGGCATCCTGTCCTCGGTGGTCTCGTCTGTCGCCAGCGGCGCCATGCTGGGAAATATGATCGCGCCGGGCGTCGGTACGGCCGTAGGGGCGGCGCTGGGCGGCGTCACCGGGCTTGTCAGCGGCGCGGTGCAGAACTATGAGGCCAGGGACGAGGCGTTCCAGGGATACTACGGCGGGCTGTACGACACAGGAAAGGAGCGCACGGCAGAGGGGATCGCAGCCGGCTCGTCCATTGCGGGCGGCCGGGAGCAGGCCCAGAAGGCCTTTGCCCACCGGCTGGGCGGCGAGGAGGCCGCTAGGGACTATCTGGAGCAGGTAAAGGCCATGGCCGCCCATACAAACTATACCTTTGACGAGATCACAGGATACAGCAAGAAACTGCTGAACACGTACGACGCGGACGAGACGTTCGGCGTGCTGCAGAAGCTGTCTGACGCCACGGCCGGGCTGAACCTGAGCAGCGGGGACGTGAACATGATGATCAACGGCCTGAGCCGCATGCGCACCACGGGAAAGACCACCCAGGAGTATCTGAATTACTTCAGCGAGCGCGGCGTGGACGTGTACCAGGCGCTGGCCGACAGCACTGGAGCGAACAAGAGCTCCATCGCAAAGATGGTGACCAAGGGGAAGATCTCCGGAGAGACGGCGGCACAGGCCATTTTGGACTATATCGAGAAGACCTTTGGCGGGCTGTCGGAGGAGCTGATGGGGACCTATGACGCCATGGCAGACAACCTGGGCGACGTAATGGCCAATGTAAACGAATCCTACGGCATCGGGTATAACGAGACGAGGAAGAGCGGGGTAGAGGCCGAGCAGGAGGCCTATGAAGGGGCCCTGGGCGAGGCTGTCAAGCAGGTCAACCAGATCGCCGGCGAAAACAAGGCCTATCTGGAGAACCTGTCCGAGCAATACACCCGGGAAGCCCTGGGCGCAGTGCTGCTGGGCGAGCGGACCACGCTGTACGGCGAGGACGAGGCGGAGAAGCTGACGAGCATGGGGGAGGCCTATCGGGAGAACGCGGAGCGGTACGCCCAGACGGGGGACCGGGCGGCGGCCATGGAGATGGAGTCGCTGCGGGAGCAGGCGGAGGCGATGGCCACCGCCGCCTATGACTCCAGCGAAATGGTGAAGACCCTTCAGGACGTGAGCAAAGAACAGATTGAGGCGCTGCGGGATAATACGGCGGCGCTGAGCGGATGGAGCAACGCCTTTGAGCTTCAGCAGGCGAAGACCAAGGGCCAGCTGGGCGGCGCATGGGATCCCGGGGCGGTAGACCGGGCGTTTTCCGGGGCAAATTCGCCATACCGGGTGCGGGGATATGCCACCGGGCTGGGGCGGGTCCCCTATGATAATTTCCCGGCGCTGCTGCACGAGGGGGAGCGGGTACTGACTGCCGGAGAGGCCAGAGGCCAGAGCGCGGCGGCGCCCATCCAGATCACGGTGCAGGAGCTGGCAGTGCGGGAAGAGGCCGATGTGGACCGGGTGGCGGCAGAGCTGCTGGCACGGATCCAATTGGCGAGAATGGGGGGATAGCCAATGGCGGGGATGAGCTTTTGCTTTTTGGGCCCAAACAGTACGACGACCGTTCTTCCGGTTACCCCGGAAAAGTACGAGTGGTCGGTGGGGAAAAGCGTGGAGCGGCTGACGCTGACAGAGCTGGGTGAAGTTGTGCTCCCCGGGCCCGTGCGGCGGCACAGCGGGAAGCTGGAGTGCATGTTCCCGGCCCATAACTATCCCTTCATGCAGCCGGGGGCGTCCTCGAATCCCATGAGCTATGTGGCCCTGTTTGAGAAATGGGCCAAGGAGAAGACCCCTGTGCGCTATATTGTCGCCGGAGGAGGGGTGAATGCCAGGGTGCTGATCAGCGAATTCCGATATGGCATGCGGGATGGCAGCGGAGATATCTATGCCGTCATTTCCATGGAGGAGTTTGTCGATCCGGAGGCCCCGGAGGTGTTTTCCGCGGGCGACGGCGCAGGGGACAGTTCCGGCCGGGAGCGGGAGGACCAGACGGCTCAGCAGCAGTACACCATTGTCCGGGGGGATACCCTGTCTGCTATCTGCCGCCGGTACTATGGCAAGAGCAGTGCGACCTATTACAACGCGCTGGCAAAGTACAACGGCATTGCCAATCCGCATTTGATCTATCCGGGACGCACGATCACTGTGCCGGCGGAGTCCGTGCTGCTGGGAGGCTGAAATGGAACTGATCTTGACCAAATCCGCCGGTGGGCGGAGCTTTTCCATGACACAACGGGTGGAGCAGGCGACCTGGTCCGGAGACAAGGGGACCATCGCCAGGCGGCTGGATGTGACCACGCTGCGGCATGAGGCCGGCCCGGAGGTGGAGATCGGGGATTTTCTGCGTTTGTCCCACGGGGGACAGCGGCTGTTTGAGGGCTGGGCAGTGTGGCAGCGGGCGCAGACGGGAAGCTCTCTGCTGACATGGTATGCCTACGACAAGGGGATGTGGCTGAAAAACAACGACGGAACCGTGCGGTGCGACGGGGAGACTCCGGAGGGGTTTACCAGAAGGCTGTGCGCGGACTTTGGCATTCCGGTGGCGGCGCTGCCTTCCACCGGGGTACAGCTGCGGCGAAAGTTTTCCGGCGTGGCCATTGCGATGATCTTTGCCACAGTGTGGTCGCTGGCTGAAGCGCGGACGGGGAGACGCTATTCCCTGCGGATGACGCCGGACGGGCTGCTGGTGAAGGTCCGGGAGCAGAGCAGGAGCAGCCTGGTATTGCGTTCGGACAGCAATCTATACAGCGCCAGCACCACAAAGAGCATCGTCAACATGACGAATTCCGTGGGGATCTACAGCAAGGACGGGCAGCTGCTGCGCACCCTTCAGGAGGCCCAGGCAGTGAAGCTGTATGGGCAGATGGAGCGGCACCTGGTGCAGCGCGACAGCGTGGATGTGGACGCTCAGGCCAGATACCTGCTGGAGGACGGCGCCCTGGACAGCACAGTGACCGTGCGTGTTCGCGGCGACGCCAGCCTGGTCACCGGGGAGACTGTGATGGCGCGAGACGCGGCGTCTGGGCTTGAGGGGCTGTTCTGGATCGACTCTGACCGGCATATCTGGCGGCGGGGAACTTACATCTGCGAGCTGGCGCTGAACTGCCGGAACGTGACGGCGCGCAGCAGCGCAGGAAGCGAGGTGTGACGATGGAAGGGAGAGACCCATATCTTGGGCTTCTGAGCGAACTGAGGCAGGACGCCAGCGCGCGTGCGCGCCCCGGCGTATGCATTGGGACGGTGCTGAGCCCATTCCCGGGCCTGACGATCCGGGCAGGAGGGCTGGAGCTGAGCGGGGACGACTTGAGAGTGTGCAGGCACCTTCTGCTGCCGGAGCGCGAATTCTGCATCCAAACAGGATTGGTCACAGTGGTGGACAAGGTGCCCTATCCCGTGAGCAGCGAATTTAACCTGAGTATTCCAGAGGCCGCCCTGGCAAAGGGGGACGAGGTGCTTTTGATCCCATCGGATGACCAGCAAGTGTACTATGTGGTGGACAAGGTGGTGACGGTATGAGCCTTTTTCCACTGATTACGCCGCCGGAAGGCGGAGCGGCAGCATCCGGCGGCCTTCCGCTGTACCGGGAGATTGCCTGGAACTATGAAGAGAACCGGCCGGTGTGGCGGGATGGCCGTCCGGTGGTTGCCACCGGCGCAGAGGCGGTAAAGGCCTGGGCGTGGAACGCGCTGCACACGGAGCGGGGCGCACACGCCGTGTTTACCCGGGGGCTGGGCCAGGCCCTGCGGGAGCTGACCGGAAAGCCGTATCTTGAGGCGATACGGCGGGAAGAGGCCCTGCGGTATATCAGGGAGACGCTGAAGGTCAACCCGTATATCACCGAGGTGGCCCAGGCAGAGATTCAGCTGGTGGGGGCGGAGCTGCACCTAACTGTCCGGATCCAGACGATCTATGGGGAGGTGACATTGCATGCAGACGATCTATGATGAGGTGACGCCGGAGTCCATCAAAAGGGAGATGTTGTCTGAACTGAAGGAGAGCGGCGCGGCCATTGACGTCAGGGAGGGCAGTTATTCCGATATTCTGATCAGCCAGGCGGCTTATCAGAACTGGAAGCTGTATCAAAAGATCCCGGAGCTGCTGCTGGCGGCGGTCCCGGATGAGACTTCCGGGCACTATATTGACGCAAAGGCCTCGGATGTGGGCATGTCCCGCACAAAGGGGACGAAGGCGACGGTACAGGTCAAATTTTCCGGTATGGATGGGGTGGGTATCCCGGAGGGGACCGCGCTGTATGTGCCTGGCAGCGGGCTGAGGTTTACCACCACCGCAGCTGTGACCATCGCCGGAGGGGCGGCCGTTGTGGCAGCGGAAGCCAGCGAGATTGGCGCGGACTACAACGTAGGGCCGAACACGGTGACCAGTATGAGCATCAACATTACCGGCGTTTCCAATGTTACGAATCCGGAAGGGGCCACCGGAGGGACCGACGACGAAAGCGACGTGGATTTTTACCGCCGGCTGAAGGAGCGGTTTAGCATCCCGTCCAGTTCGGGAAACGCAGCTGACTATGTACGCTGGGCCAAGGAGACGCCCGGCATTGGCTATGCCGCATGCGTGCCGCTGTGGAATGGCCCGGGGACCGTTAAGGTGGTCGTCGGATCTCCCTCCAAACAGCCGGTAGACAGTGCTGTAACGGCGGAGTGCGCCGCCCATATTGAAGCACTGCGGCCCGTTGGTGCGGCAGTGACCGTGGTGAGCGCAGAGATCCTGACGATTCATATCACGGCGACGGTTCTGACCGACGGGGGCAGCCTGACGGCGATTGAGCAGGAATTGACTGCGGCGGTGTCGGAGCTGCTGTCTTCGATCCCGTTTGCGTCAGGCGAGACCATCCGATACAGCAGGCTGCTGTCATTGCTGCTTGTATGTGAGCATGTGCTGGACTATAAGAGCTTTTTGGTCAATGGCGGACAGAGCAACTTGGCGCTGAGCACGAATCAGGTGCCGGTAGTCGGGAAGGTCACCGTGTCGGCAGGAGGTGGATAACATGCTTGAGGCAGCCCTTCCAGCCTATGAGCAGGTCCCGGACTATCATAGGAACAGCCCGGAGAGCGCAGCTTTGATCGACGCGCTGACCAACGCGTCGCTTAGGGCGGCTGAGGCGCTGGACGAGACAGCGCGGCAGTTCAACATCCGCACGGCCACATGGGGATTGTCGGAATGGGAGCGCCTGGTGGGCATCCAATCGGACAGCAGGCTGGACTTTGCACAGCGGCGGAGCGCCGTAGTGTCGCGCATGCTGGCGGCTGGAACGGCGACGGTGGAGGCCATCCGCCAGGTGGCGGTGGCCATTACCGGTTGGAGCGTTACCGTACAGGAGGACGCTGCGCACTACACGTTCCACATCTATTTTTCGGACAAAAGCAGCCGTTTCGCCAAAATTCCCGCGGAGGAGCTGCTGGCAGCGATAGAGGAATTGAAGCCTGCCCACCTGATGTGTGTTTTAAGCCCGATCTGCTGGGGCGACCTGGAAGCAGAGCGGCTTACGTGGCAGCAGATGGAAGAGACCTTCCCTCGGTGGGCCGACTTTGAAGGGACGTTTTATGTCCATGGAGAGGGAGTATAAAAATGGCGAAGTTGAGCGAGCTTGCGTCAAGCTATACGGATGCGGCGGTCCGGCTGAAGCTGTACCGCCGGCGGCTGCAGCGGGAGATGGACGCATGTAACGGCGCAGGGCGCCGGTTGGCGCTGTCCGCTGAGATCGCCATTGTGAATAAAATGCTGGATGATACGAGGGGGGTAGGGGATGTTTGCCGAAACTATTACGCCCGAGGCTATCGCAAAGATCCCAGATATACCTGTTGACCCGCGGCGGGCCTGGGCGGATGAGTACCGCTTTACAGCCCGCACCCTGAGACGGCGCGCATCCGCGCGGCTGCGGGCGCTTACAGAGGGGGAGAGCACCGCAAGTTTTTATCAGACGATGTCTGACGCCGCCCTGCTCAAGCAGATGGCGCGGGGCTGCGTTGAGACTGCACGGCAAATCGACCCTGATGGGGCAAAGGGGTATGCAGCACGCTACAATGCCGCCTGCATCCAGCTTTTGCAGGAGCGGGTGGCGGAAATGGAAGCGCGGCTAAGGGAGGCGCTGCCCTGCTATAACGAACAGCCAGACCAAGCAGTGGAAAAAATCGAGCCCCAGGCAACTGTCAGCCAGCAAGAACTTGCCGCTGTGGAACTTGAGCTCCAGGAGCTCAGACAGTCCGCTGTGCGCTCCCCGGAAGAACAAGATGCGCTGGATTACCATATTGAACTGTTGACGGAACGCCAACGGGAGTTAAGGGTGGCCGTGAAAGTGGAAGCGGCCGCTTCGGTTGGATCTGTTGAGCGGCCGAAGGCGCACCGGATGAGCCGTCCGGGCCGGGGGCGGACAGATCTTTATACGCTGGAAGGGGTCACATGGGATCAGGTGGATGGCATGACCTGGGACGAGATCGAGCAGATGCAGCAGGGAAATTCAGGCGAAAAAGCCCGGCTGAGCGTCTGCTTGAAAAACGCGATAAAGGGGTTGCCCAGGGCCCAGCGACAATGCTTGTCCCTGAGTTTTGCAGGGCGTTCCCAGGCGGAGATTGCCCAAGAATTGGGGATATGCCCCAGTTCGGTATCTCACGCTGTGCGCAGGGCGAAGGACAGTCTGCAGCGTGTCTTATTTGAACGTCTTGCAGCAAGGCGGTTTGTTCTGAGCGACGGGATGATTGACTTTAGGAATTGGATCGAGACGAGCCTGAGCCTGAGTTTGCCACAGAAACGGGTCCTGTATCAATTGGCGCTGGGGCTGACGGAGACGCAGATCGCGATGCGCCAGAAGAGAGAGGTCTCGACGATTGTCCGGACTGCAGACAGGGCGTTGATCCGGACATGGGATATTTTCACAGATGAAAGTATCCCGATGGGCGGGTTTTCTCTGGAACTGCGGCCTGCTGAATGGAGATATCATGTACTGCTTCAGCTGGCAAAGACGTTCCACCGCCCTCCAGCCGTGCTGATCCAATTGTTAGCATCCGGGTACGGACAATAGAAACGTGTCCGAATCGGACACAACATGGGAAGGAGGAACGTGTATGACGATTATCGAGATCGCTGCAGGAGAAGACGGTGGGCATGGCCTTCAGAGCCAGAGCCATAGAAAAGAGTGCTGGCTGGAAGGGTGGATTGCAGTGCCCCCGGAGCTGGCAGACGCGGCATGGGATTGCGTGGGCTACTGCGTGCTGGATATCCAGGACGGCGTGCTGGTGGGGATTACGCCTACTGAGCGGCCCAAGCTGCCGGAGCCCCCGGCAATGCCCACGATTGAGGAACGGGTGTCAGGCTTGGAAGATTCGCTGGCACAAGCGGACGAGGCCGCCATTGCCCTGTATGAGGCGCATGCAGAGCAGGAAGCGATCAACGCACAGCAGGATGAGGCGCTGATGGAACTTTACGAAATGATGGGAGGATGATGGTGGTGAAAGCAATTGCTCATAGTTACTGGCGCAGCATGAAACGAGGGGTCCGTACGTTTGCGGCTGTCCCAGAAAACGTGAAAGAAGACGTGCGTATCTTGGCGAGGGCGGACATGTCTGATGGAGTCATCACTGCGGAACAGTATGGACAGTACATGGGAGAGCCTTTTGATGGAGTGAATCCCGGAGATTAAGGGAGGGGTGGCCGATGGATCTGGATCACGAGAAACGGCTGACCGCCGTGGAAGGCCGGGCAAAGTCCAATACGCACCGGCTGGAAGAAGTTGAGAAGCGGCAGGATAATTTGGACGAGCTGGTGTCCTCGGTGGCAGTTCTGGCGAAAGAGCAGGAGCATATCCAGCGAGACGTTGGGGAAATCAAAGAGGATATGAAATCCTTAACAGACAAGCCGCGGAAGCGGTGGGAGGGATTGGTGGACAAGGTCATCTGGGCGGTGGCGGCGGCGGTAATTGCGTTTCTTCTGGCGCGGGTGGGGCTATGATGCTGCGGGCAGAATGGCTGCTGCTGATCGTTCCGGTATCCATCCTTGTTGGGATGGTAATGCTGGCTGCAACCATCCGGGAAAGCCCCGGGGCCGGGAGGAAAAGGAAGCCCAGAACGCCGGACAATGAGGAATCGGCAAGGCGGAAGGTGCGGTCCGTTACCCGCATCCTCTTCCTCACCACCCAGATTGCGGCCATTGGATGGGTGTCCATCTCTTATGCCATCGCCATCTATTCCACCGTGCGGTTGGGACAGCCTTTCCCGGTGGTGGAGCTGAGCCAACAGGCCATTACCACCCTTCTTGGCACCAGTGGGCTGAAGGTGCTGGAAAACATTTTTGAGCACAACAACGGAGGGCTCTGGGGACAGAGCCAGGGGCAGTAAAAAAGCCGCCCGGTGAAAGGGCGGCGAAATTGACAAGAAGCGGCGCAAAAGCACCCTGCCGTGAATTGTCAAGCACAAAACGGCAGGGCGCTTTTGCGCCCGGAAAGGGATAACATGCACGAGAAGATTATGAAGCGGATCGCAGCGCTGCTGTCGGTCAAGAGCCTTGTGACGCTGGCGCTCACCTGTGTATTTGCTTATATGTCGGTCACCGGGCAGATCAGCCAGGACTTTATGACCATTTATGCGGTTATCATCGCGTTCTATTTTGGGACTCAGAGCCAGAAGGTCCAGGAGCTGATGGGCGGCGATGAATAAACCAGGCGATTATAAGCAGGATGCCCCGCGCTGGGGCGGTAATGACTATTCCGCCAGGGGCGAGAGAACCGACATAGCGTCGGCGGGGGGCTCCCCGGTCTCTGCTGCGGCGGCTTATTCGTAGTGGGTCCACATACGGAGGATCTTGACAACCTTTGCGTTCTGGTCCACGGAATAGACCAGCCGGTGCTGGATATTGATGCGTCGAGAGTAATATCCAGACAGATCCCCCACCAGTTTCTCCCAAGGAGGCGGGTTACGGAAAGGGTCCTCTGCCAAAACAGCCAGCAACGACTTGGCTCGTTGCTCCAGCCCCGCCTGGGCAATGAACCGCCGGTCTTTTGCAGCTTGTTTCGTGAAGAAAATCTGATACATCACCACACCTCATTGGGGTCGTATGGGATGCAATCAGACAGAGGCTCCTGGTCGGCAGCCTTGATGCTGTCCACCATGCCAGGGATAGAAGCGAGATGCAGCGTCTCTAAGAGACTGTTGTAATCGGCCTCGCTGAGGATAACGGCATTGCCGTTTTTTGTGGAGATATTGACTACATCGCCAAAGGTTACCGCCTGATCCACATAGCCGAACACGTTTTTTCGAAAAGCTGTAATATTTGTATTTGTCATCACGATCACCTCATGGCTTATTATATGTACATGATAGCGTACATATGATGGAAAGTCAAGGCTTTTTTGAGATGATCGGCCAATTAAGAAAGGAGTCAACTATGGACTACATCTTTGGCACCCAGAGCCAGAAGGTCCAGGAGCTAATGGGCGGCGATGAATAAACCGGTCGATTATAAGCAGTATGATCCGCGCTGGGGCGGCAATGACTACTCCGCCAGGGGCGAGAAGACCGACATACGGGAAAGCGGCTGCGGTCCCACCTGCGCGGCGATGCTCATCGCGACGCTGGCCGCCCCGTCGATCACGCCGGCGGATACCTGCGCGTGGGCGCTGCGCAATGGCTACAAAGCGCCCCACAGCGGCACGTATTACTCCTATTTCGGTCCCCAGGGACGGGCCTATGGTCTGGACTGGGAGCAGCTCAACTGGGTCGATTTGCGCGGTATGAGGGCGGCTGAGGCCCAAAAGTACCACAGCGCCGCTCTGGCCGCGGTCCAGAACGGAGATGCAGTCATTGCCTGCATGGGGCCGGGGAACTGGACCAGAGGCGGGCATTTCATCCTCTGGTACGGGACAGAGGGGGAATACGCCCTGATCAACGACCCGGCCAGCGCCAAAGCTGAGCGGGCGCGGAACAAGATCAGCTTGCTGCAGCAGCAGGTAAAATACTACTTTGTCTGCCACGTACCGGCGGACAGAAAGGAACAGGATATGACCAAAGCGGAAGTACAGACCATGATCGCAGAGGCGCTGGAGCGCCAGAAGGAAGCTGCGTGGTATCCGACGCTGGACGATGTTCCGGGCTGGTACCAGCCCAGCGTCAAAAAGTTGATGGAGCGCGGCGTTCTAAAGGGCTATGACGGCGGCAAGGACGGCAGCGTGGCTACCATCGCCGACAATACCATCCGGGTGGATGAGACATTCTGCCGGATCATTACGCTGCTGGACAAGATGGGCTTGCTGTAAGGCTTTTTGAAGCGTCCAGAAGGAACACTTCTCTTCCATGAGATGTACTTTTACGGGAAGCTAACAGCGATATTATCAGGGCCTCGGGCGGCGTTGAAATAGAGGCTTTGTGAAGTTGGTTTTACCCGCTGATTATCCGCTATATGGCCAGTGAGCGCAAATATTTCTGCTTGCACCCATAAAGATAAATTAAAAACCTTTATTTTCAGTGCTTTGCTGGATTGCATATGGGGAGAAAATGAAGGGCGTCATTTTTTTTTCAAGTCCCGTCATCCGCACCAATGAAAAACCCGGGAGCCAATGTAATTGTATTGGCTCCCGGGTTTTGCTTTATGTGTGCAACGGGCGCAGTCTGCCACTTGTCTGCTTCTGATGGGCGGCTATGGCTTGTCGCTTAAATCTCACGTTTTCGGGCTTGAAACTTACGTTCAATTAGGAAAAATATGCTTTAAATTGGGAGCATTTTTTGTTATCAACGGAAAGAAAATGCGAACAAAATCTGTTCTCCATACTTAAAGCTTGGCGGGGCCGGCCAGCGGCTGCGGAAGTGAGCGTTTCCGGCCGCATTTGCACTGGGGCTCGGGGAATTATTTTCAGCTGCCTCCATATACTATCCCCGGGTGATATCGTATGAAAAGCCGCACGTGGAAATCATATGCGTTTTGGATCGTCCTTACAGAGGCGGTGGGGGGACTCTCGGGGTGGCTGACTCGGGACGGGATGGAGTACTATCAAACGGTCATTATACAGCCGCCGCTGTCGCCGCCCGGCATTGTATTCCCCATCGTCTGGGTCATTCTGTTCGCGCTGATGGGGATCGGCACCGCCCTTGTTTCCCTGTCGCCGGCTTCCGGGGCCCGCTCTGCCAGTCTGATCCTCTTTGGTGTCCAGCTGGGGTTCAACTTTTGCTGGAGCCTAATCTTTTTTAACCTCCAGGCCTTTGGATTTGCGCTGGTCTGGCTGGTCATTTTGTGGTGCCTGATTTTGTGGATGCTCTTGTCATTCCGCAAGGTCAGCCCTTTGGCGGCCTGGCTGCAAGTGCCCTACCTTGCTTGGGTCACATTCGCCGCATACCTGAATCTGGGCGTGTGGCTGCTGAACTGAAACAGGACAGAATCCGGAGCAGGCGTTTGTCTGGACGCCTGCTCCGATTTTTGGAGTGAGGGAGGGGGAGTTCACACGAAATATAGGGATAGAATAGTAGAAAAAGACTATATTTAGTAAAAATAACTAAAAATAGAACGAATTAACAAGAAAATCTGAAAACTTAATGGTTTGTTAACAATTAAATGCTTGCAAACACATGAACATTATGGTAAACTGATAACAGCTAAAAGGAAAGGAGGAATGCAGCCATGAAATGGTCTTTTGTGGTAAATGGGCAGGATATTGATGATATGATCTATGGCGTGGAAGAGACAGTCATCTTCAGTGAGCGGTAACTGAGGAAAAATGCTGGAAAGAACCACACCATTTGGTGTGGGTTTTTTATTTTCATATCATATATTTTCTGAACATGCCGCACGCAAGTGCGTTGAGCGCGCCCGTTTGATCAGCGGGCGCGCTGGTTTTTTGTAAAAAGGAAGAAAAATTTAATGGTTTCTTTATGGTAAACGCAGGGGGAATGTGGTAGCCTAATGAAAAGAAAATGTAAAGGGCGCTGAGACTGGAATGAGACAGAAAAAATGGGTTGGAACGCTGGTGGCCGCGGTGGCGCTGATCGGGGGCGGCCTGATTTTTCTGTATCAGACGGGTTTTTTTGCAGCTGCCGCATCACTGGACGGGGTGCGGGATTACATTGAGCGCTTCAGCCCCTACTCGCACCTGATCTACTTTATCGTTCAGCTGGCCTCGGTGATCGTGGCCCCCATCCCCAGCAATATCACGGCGGCGGCGGGAGCGGTGGCGTTCGGGCTGTGGCCCGCGTTTCTTCTGACGGCAGGGGCGGTGCTGCTGGGGTCGGCGGTGGTGTTCCTTCTGGCCCGGGTGCTGGGCCAGGAATTTGCCGACCGGATGGTGGGCAGGCGGGTGTCGGAGCGGTATTTGGAGCTGATTCGGCGGAAGCGGGACACACTGCTGATCCTGGTGTTCCTGTTCCCCTTTTTCCCGGACGACCTGATCTGTATTCTGGCCGGGCTGACGGACATCAAATTCGGCCGCTTCCTGATCATCACGGCCCTGACCCGCCCCTGGGGCTTGCTGGTGGCATGTGCTGTGGGCAGTTCGGCCATCCAGCTGCCGCTGGGGGCCATGGCGGCCATCGGCGTGCTGGGCGCGGTGGTATTCCTGCTGGGGCTGAAGTACGGCGACCGCGTCGAGGAGGCGCTGCTGGACCGATTCAAAAAAGAGAAATTGTACGGGGACAGGATATTTGAGAAACACGGGATAAACCGAGACACGGCGGGAACGGGTGAGAAAACCCGCTATTTCAACGGGAAACAGGACATTTTCAACCGGGACAGGCCCGCGAGCGGGGCCCGTTCTGTCAAATAACTTGAGACGGGGCGTCGACGCGGTCGGCGTCCTTTTTTCATGCCCTCGGGAGCCCAGGACAGGCCCAGGACGGCGTCGGCGGCGCTGGACGTGTGCGAGGCCACGGAGCCGCGAAAGCCTTGAAAACAGGGCCCTAAACGGCAAGAGGGCCGCTCCACCCGTCCCGGAAGTCAGCAGCAGCAGCAGACGCAAGAGGACGGGCTTCGCGGCCCATGGTCGAATTATAGCAGACGCCCCCAAAAAAGGCAAGGGGGCGAGGTGTGCGAACGGGGCGTTAAAACGTGCAGGAATTAACGGCGGCACTCCAAAAGAGGCCGTTTTGAGGGCCTCCATCACCGCGATCGCGCCGGGCGGGGCCGTTACAAGCCGTTACTCGAGCCGTGCATACGGGCACGACGCCGGGCCCCGAGCGCCCGAAAATCGGCCCGGAGCAATCGGACATTTTCATCGTTTCCGTGTCCGATTGTCCGATTGCCCTGTTTTCAACGGTTTCGGGGCTCTCAACGCTCGCCGAGGGGCTTCAAGCAATCGGACAATGAAATGATTTATCTTTTAATCATACAGGCGCAAAAAATCAAGCGGTCTCATCGTGGGTCTTATGGCCTTCGGCGGGGCCGCTTCCTTCGTCGCTGCTCTCGTCGGAATACGTCCAGTAGATAGACTCTTTTTCCCCTTCTATGTGGCGCTTGTACTTGAAGTAGACGAGGTCAAACACCTCCTCCCTATGGGACGGGGGCAGAAGCCGGAACATGGCGACAAGATCGGCTTCGATGTTGTCGAGGGGGCTCCCGTCACAGGTGAGCCCCTGTTCTTTTTTGATTTGGGCGAGATCGAGCGCGGCGTCACGCACGTCCTCGACCGTTAAATCCTCACCCGTTAAAACCCACTCCATCGACACGCCGAGGGCGGTCGCGATTTTGTAGAGCGATACCGTGTCAGGGACTCTTTTCCCCGTGCAATATTGGCTCAAGGCCGTGGTCGAAAGCCCTGTTTTATTGCAGATGTCCAACTGCTTGAGGCCGAGGTCTTTGATGCGTCCCGCAATCCTGCATCCAACATCCGAGAATACAATTTCCATAGAAATCCTCCTTTGTGAAATTTAATTTAACAATCGAGGAAAAACCTATTGACAATTCCTCACTTGTTAAATATAATAGGCTATGGTGAGATTAAAATTTTAAGCAAGCACAGCATACCACACCCCACCCAAAAAGGGAAGCAGAAAAGGAGGCACAGCATGAGAAACGGCAAGAAGCCCACGCGGAAGCAGAAGATCAGGCTCGGCAAGGCGGGCCTTGCCCCGGAGAACTGGCTCGTCATCAAGCAGAAGCAGAACGGCGAGCTCGTCATCCTCCACAAACACACCGACAAGATCGGAGTCGTCCCGGCCTCGGTCGGTTGACACCACACAACAGGAAGGAGCAGCAGCAAATGGCAAGTCTTAGAACTACAGCCCGGGAAGTTCTCGAGGAAGCTCGGGACGGCATCGCCTGGATTGCCCTCTACAAGGAGGGGCGCGGATGGGAGGCCGCTTGTTTCTGGCCCGACATCGACAAAAACAACGAGTTCATCTTTGACCCCGCCGACGTTCGGGAAATCAAGACCATCCTCGCCACAGACCCGGGGGCCATCTTCGTGAATGGCTACTACACCAACCTCGGCCCCGTGGAGGGGATGACGCAGGAGAGCCTGGCCTCCGCCCTTCGTTGGCAGTATGAGGAGCAGTTCAGCCGACTCGCCGATGCTATCGACCCAGGCGATCACGAAAAGGAGGAAGACATGAAACACCTGGGAGACATTACCTCCATATCTGGCTATACCGCCCCGCCCGTGGATGCGGTCATCGGCGGGAGCCCCTGCCAAGACCTGTCCATCGCGGGAAAGCGGGAAGGGCTCTCCGGGGCCCGTTCTGGCCTGTTTATGGAGCAGATCAGACTGGTAAAGGAGCTTAGAGATGCAGACATCAAACGAGGCAGAACGGGGCAAGAAATCCGCCCCCGGTTCATGGTGTGGGAGAACGTGCCCGGAGCCTTCACAAGCAACAAAGGAGAGGACTTTAAGGCCGTCCTCGAGGAGACAATCCGTATCGCAGAACCGGACGCGCCCGACGTTCCACTACCTCCCCGGGGTCGCTGGCCCCTGGCAGACGCCTACTATGGAGACGGGTGGTCTCTTGCCTACAGAGTTCTTGATGCACAGTTTTGGGGAGTCCCCCAACGTCGCCGTCGAATCGCGCTTGTCGTGGATTTTGGAGGACTCACCGCACCCGAAATACTCTTTGAGCGCGAGAGCTTGCAAGGGGATACTCCGGCGATCTCGGAGGAGGGGAAAGCCGATGCCACCCGAGCTCGAGCGAGCCCTTCTCGAGCGCTCACGGTTAGAGTCCGCGGTGGATGTTCGGGAGGAGGAAAAGGGGCTCTAATTCAAGAGGAGCTCTCTGGGACGCTCCAATGCAGCAACGACCAAACTCTCTTTTGCGTGAACGATCAAGGCGGGCGGTTTATGGATGTGTGTGTAGAGCTTGCGGGGACGCTTCGGGCCCAAGAGCACGGGCATCAACCCGTCGTGTGTGCCACGTTCAAATGGCAGGCCGGAGCCGGAGCGGGAATTGATTACACCGTCGAGAAGTCCCCGACGCTTTGCACGGCGCAGACTCCCGCCGTCTATGACGCCCGGGGAAACGGCGACGGAAAGACCGTTTGTACTCTTGTCGGAGATCACGCGGGCCGCGTGTCAGACTATACGCCGCTCATCATGGCGACCGGGCAAGCGAACACAGAAATCATGCGGGGGCTTGCCCCGACGCTCAACTGCAATCACGAGCAGCCCGTTGTCATGGCCTTTCAAAACACAGGCGCAGGATGGTGGAACGAGAGCGACATCGGTGCGACGTTGCGGACTCCGTGCGGAGGAGACTCAACAAAGGCGAACATCATCGTCGATCCCGAGACAAGCGATGTCATCCGCCGGCTGACACCTTTAGAGTGCGAGCGCCTCCAAGGCTTCCCGGATGGGTGGACAGACATCGGCCCATGGGTGGACAGCAAGGGCAAGCCCCGGGAATGCTCCGACACCACCCGATACAAGGCCCTGGGCAACTCCATCGCGCTCCCGCCGTGGACGTGGATATTAAGACGGCTCTCTGCTTACTATAGACGCCCGCCGACGCTGGCGAGCCTGTTCGACGGGATAGGGGGCTTTCCTCTGATATGGGAGCGGCTCAACGGCCCCGAAACCTGTCTATGGGCGAGTGAGATCGAGGAGTTCCCTATAGCCGTAACAAAGAAAAGGCTCTCACAAGCGCAGAAAGGAGGGCAGACATGAACAAGGCCGTCACCACGAAGGAGGCCCGGGCCTGGGCCGAGTCGCTCCGGCTCGAGTTGCTCCGGCAGAAGCGGGCGGTCGGCGACCCCCGGGCTCCCATGCGGGCCCGCCCGGGACGGGAGGCGCAGTTTGAGAAGGTGGAGGCCGACCTCGCGGCGGCGGACTTCGTTCTCAATTTACTTGAGAATGAGGAGCGCCGGAAACGGGCCGAGGCCGTGCTCAAGCTCAAGGGCCGGGCGGTCAAGTTCGCCGACGTGCTGCTGGACGGGGCAATCGTCTTCGGGCTCGCCGCCGTGGCGGCGCTGGGCTTCGCCGCCGCCGCCGTGCTGCTGAACTTCCCCGACCCCGTCGTCCAGGCGACGGCGCTCGTGGGCGTGGGCGTCGCCCTCGCCCGAGCCGTGGCCCGGAAGTAGCTCTAAGAAACAGATCACAGGAAGGAGGGACAGCGATGAACCGCAAGAGCGGAAAGCTCACCCCGTTCGGGAAGCTCGTCGTCAAGGCGCTCACCGATCAGGACATGACGAAGACGCAGCTCGCCGACACGATCGGGACGTCGCCGCAGTATTTGAGCTATATCCTCTACGGCGTTCGCTCCGGCGAGAAGTACCTCCCGGCGATCGTCGCAGCCCTCGCCCTCGACCCGAGGAAGGTCGAGAAGGCCATCGCAGCATAACGGCAGAAAGGAGGGAGCGAGGTGCCGGACGTGTTCATCGGTCTCGAGGAGGCCGCAACCTTTGAGGGGGTCGCATACGACACTTTTCAAAAGCGCGTGAAACGCAACCCGCAGCAATACAAGACCAAAACACAGCCCCGAGAGGGCGGCGGCAAAGATCAGGTTATGATCTCCGTCTCCTCCCTCTCCCCGAAGGGGCGCAAGGCGTGGAAGGCCGCGCAGAAGGTAGACGGGAGGGATGTCATCATAGACAAGAGAGCCGACGTGGCCCCCTGGTATGTCGGGGCCGACCTCAATCACTACATCGAGCAGAACAAGAAGGCATACTACGAGGCCGTCGAGCTCGCGGCCCGCGTCCAGGACTTCATCGACTACGACGGCCCCGACCGCACGGCCTACGCCGAACGCTACGCGCTGGGTCTGGGCGTGAGCCTCCCGACCCTCTACCGCTACGTCGACAACGTCCTCAAGGCGAACGCCTGGGCGCTCAAGCTGGAAAAGGAGGACGGGCAGAACCGGGACTACTTCCGGGCCCTGTCCCTATGCAGGAAGCCCCGGGAGAAGGACACCTTCCCAAGCCTCACGCCGGAGCAGCGGGCGGTCATCGAGAATATATGGTTCGACCGCCGCTTCGCCGCCAACCTCGGGACGATCGAGATGCTCTACGAGAAGTTCGGGGAGATCGCAGAGGGCCGGGGCTGGGCGGAGTTCCCGAGCATCAAGACCGTCGCCCGGTATGTCAAGTATCTCATGGACAGCCGGGGCGCGGCCTCGGCCCGCTACCTCGCCGCCAACGGCTCGAGGGAGTGGAAGAACAAGATGATGCTCAAGGGACGCCGGGATGCGACGAGCCTCAAGGTCATGGAGTACGTCGTCGGCGACGAGCACACTTTCGATTTTTGGGTACAGTGGACGGCCCCGAACGGCAAGATCAAGGCCGTCCGCCCGAAGCTCGTCGCGTGGCTGGATATGAGGAGCCGGGCGATCGTGGGCGACGTCGCTTGTATAGACGCCAACAGTCAGACCTTGAAGGAGAGCCTCGTCAAGATGATCTACACCCACCCGGGCGGCGTCCCCCACATCCTCCACGTCGACAACGGCAAGGACTACACGGCGCAGACCATGACGGGACAGAGCCGGAAGAAGCGGAACATCGAGTTCAGCTTCGATGCCGAGACCGTGGGCTTCTATCAGTCAATCGGCATCGAGGAGGTCGGACGGTCGCTCCCCTATCAGCCGTGGGACAAACCGATCGAGCGGTTCTTCGGGACGGTCTGCTCCAAGTTCTCGAAGTGGTTCGAGTCCTACGTCGGAACCCTCACGGGCTCCAAGACCTACGCGAAGCGGCAGAAGGACGTCGACGCCATGCTCGAGCGCGGGGAGCTGCTCACGATGGAGGAGTTCTTCGAGGTTTGGACGAAGTGGAAGAACGAAAAGTACCACACCCGGGAACACCGGGGCCTCAAGGATGCGGGCGAGAAGTGGGTCACGCCGATCGAGCTCTTTGAGAACGGCGAACGCTACGAGAAGGCCGCACCGCCCAGGGAATACGCCGCGATGCTGCTCATGAAGGCAGCGACGGCCCGGGTCTACAACTACGGCATCAACAAGTTCGGCACCGTCTACACCGACTACGAGCTCTCGCACTACGTCGGGAAGACGGTCGGCGTGAAGTGGGACATCGACGACGTGACGAAGCTCTACGTCTTCGACGAGGAGGGCCGGAAGATATGCGAGGCCGTCTCCCCCGAGCTGCTGGCCTTCGGGCCCCACTGTTCGCAAGCGGCACTTGAGAAGCACCTCCGCGATCAGAAGCGGCAGGAGCGCGAAATGCGCGAGATACTGGACAGCATGACGCGGCCCTATGAGCTCCGGGGGGAGGAGGGCGGACGGCCCTCCGAGGCGGTCGGCATGATCGACTTGACGATCAAGGCCGAGCGGCCCTCGAAGTGCATCTCGCTCCCGCTGGATAAGGAATACAGGGCCGAGGCCACAAGCCGGGCCCACAAGAAGAAGGCGTCCGGGGACGAGTTCCTCGGCAAGAAGGCAGACGACGCCCTCGCCCGTTTGAGGGCCATGAACGAATAGGAGGAACATCATGGAAGTCAGAACAGCAGCAGCGGCGGAGCAGACCGCCACCTATACCCAGGGCAAGCCTCTCGCCCAGCAGATCAACGAATACCTCGCCGCCACGCGGACGAGCATCGCCACCCTCGCGAACGAAATCCCCGGCTACTCCCGCCCGACGATCTCCCGCTATCTTGCGGGGAAGTATGAGGGGGACATCACCACCATCGAGGCCCTCCTCGCCGACTGGCTGGCCCGGCGCACGGGCGAGACCGTGGACGTCCCGGAGCGGCCCGGGAAGACCGGGCGGAAGCCCTCCTTCCTCGAGACGCGGGACGCGGTCAACGTCCTGGGCGTGTGTCAATCCTGTCAAGAGTACATCGGCCTCGGCATCGTGGTCGCCCGGAGCGGCTACGGGAAGACCTACAGCCTCCGGCACTACGCGAAGCTCCCCCGGGTCGCCTATATCGAGTGTGACGACACCATGAGCAGCCGCGATCTTGTGGAGGCGATCGAGAAGTCCCTCGGCATCCCGAGCGGCTACGGGACGATCTGGCGCAGGGTCAACGGCATCCGGGACTTCTTCAACACGAACAAGGGCTACCTCCTCATTATCGACGAGGCCGACAAGCTCGTCTCGAAGTACACGCAGAAGAAGATGGAGATACTCCGGGCGATCTTCGACCAGAGCGACGTCGGGGTCGTGATCGCCGGGGAGCCGAAGCTCGAGGCCGCGATCAAGACCTACCTCGCCCGCATGGCGAACCGGGTCGACTTCTACATCTCCCTCAAGGGGCTCGAACCCTCGGAGGTGGAGAAGTACGTCTCCGAGTTCGAGGTCGCTCCCGACGCCATGGTCGAGCTCAAGGCCCGGGCCTGTAATATGCAGACTGGATGCTTCCGCCTCCTCGACCGTACCCTCTCCAACGTCAAGCGCATCCTCGAGGAGAGGGGCGAGAACCTCGTCACCCTCAAGACGATCGAGCAAGCCTCGAGCCTCATGATGCTCTAACGGGCGGGAGGTTGAGACAATGAAAATGAGAAAACAGCGGCTCATGGGCGTCGCCCTCATCGCGATCGCGTGGCTCATGCTGCTGCTGGCCTCCTATGGAGGGCCGGAGCCGGAAGACAACGACGCGACCGCCGCCCTCCTCGTGGGCCCGCTGGGCCTCTATATGCTCTACTCGGACACCTACCTCCTCTACGACGGAGAGGTCACAGAGGAGGAGGCAGATACTCACCAAACGACAAGGAAGGAGTCACACCATGGCAAGAAAGCGCGTTATCGAGGCCCCGAGCCTCCACTCCTGGGAGGACGTGAACGACGCCCTCCGGCAGATCGCAGAGGCGACGATCGCCCTCGGCGACATCCAGAGCGAGATGCAGAAGCAAGTCGTCGGAGCGCAGCTCGTAGCCGAGCAGCAGAGCAAGCCCTATAATGACCGCATCACCGCCCTCGAGCGCGAGATCAAGGAGTTCGTCACCGAGCACCGCGACGAGATGGGGAAGACGAAGTCGAGGGCCCTCACCTTCGGAGAGGTGGGCTTCCGCCTCTCGACGTCGATCTCCCTCCCCCGGGCGAAGGAGAAGCTCGAGGAGATCATCCGCAAGCTCAAGGCCCGGCAGATGACCGACTGCATCGTCGTCAAGGAGGAGGTCAGCAAGGAGGCCCTCAAGAAGTACGGCGAGGACACCGTCAACGCCGTGGGGGCTACCTGGAAGCAGAAGGACGTCTTCGGCTACGACCTCAACCTCGCCCGGCTCGAGCAGATCAAGAACGGCGAGTAAAGGAGGGAGCCGGACTTCATGCGGGTCGACATCTTCGAGACAAACCGCAAGTACCGGGTCATTTACGTCGACCCGCCGTGGAAGTTCAGCAGCAAGGAAGCCTTCGAGCCCCGGAACGGGGGCTCGGGCTTCGTCCCCCTCGAGGCGGTCTATCCCACGATGACGACCGCCGACCTCAAGGCGCTGGACGTCGGACGCCTCGCCGACGAAGACGCGGCCCTCTTTATGTGGGCCACCGACGCCCACCTCCCGGACGCCCTCGAGCTTTTCAAGGCGTGGGGCTTCCGATATGTAACGGTCGCCTTCGTATGGAGCAAGAAGACCGTCACCGGGAAGAATGTCACGAACCTCGCCCCCTGGACGCTCAAGAACTGCGAGCTTTGCCTCATGGGGACGCGGGGGCACATGGTAAAGCACAAGCAACAGAACAACGTCCAGCAGCTCGTCGAGGCCGTGAGGACGCGGCACAGCGAGAAGCCGGAGGAGGTTCGGCGGCGCATCGAGGCCCTGTTCGGGGACGTTCCCCGCCTCGAGCTCTTTGCCCGCCGCTATTCCCCCGGGTGGGATGTATGGGGAAATGAGGTGTAATTATGACAGCAGCACGGACGGGCCGCAAGCCCGCCTCCATCCGTACCCTTTGGGCGATCGCGAAGTCGCCCGAGCTCGCCCTCACCGAAGAAGACCTCCACGCGGTCGTCTACCGGGAGACGGGCAAGGAGTCCATCAAGAAGCTCTCGCAGGGCGAGATCAACGCCGTCGCCCGGGTCTTGCAGAACATGAAGGACAGCGCCTCGGGCAACGTCCGCACGAAGCGCACCGACACGGGCGGCGACGCCCGAACCGTCCAGCAGCGGCGGAAGATATACGCCCTCACCGAGGCCCTCGGGTGGAATGACAACCCGCAGCGCATCCAGGGCTTCGTGAAGCGCATGACGGGCGTCGACCGCCTGGAATGGCTCACCGTGGCCCAGTGTGAGAAGGTCATCGAGGGGCTCAAGGCCATCCTCGCCCGGCAGAAGCAGAAGGAGGGGCGAGAGTGAACACGGGAGCACAAGGCGGCAACGACGCCGTCCTCGCCGCGCTGGAAGGCATCGTTCGGATGCAGCGCACCATCCGGGGCGGGCTCGACGTGTGTGTGACGACGGGGCTCGTCTTCCTCCGGGTCTATTATGGCAACCTCCCGAGCAACATCGCCCGCCGCCTCTCGGAGATCAACCCGGTCGCCGTGGCAGCTATCCCGGGGGCGACGGCGTTCGACGGCTCCGAGAAGGCCCGGGCAAACATCGCCTCGAGCGTGGCAAGCGACGCGGCCTTTGCCCAGGCGATCAGGGCCGCGAACGTCTACCGGGGCAAACTGGGCTATGAGCTCCTCGGCCCGAACGGCTACCCCGAGCCGGAGGGAGGCGAGTGACGTGCTCACGATCATCGTCCAGGTGAACGCCCCGCCCGGTCACGCGATCGGTGTCAAGGAGGACATCGCGATGCGCCTCGAGACGCTGGGCGACGTCCGCGTGATCTCCGTCGCCGAGGACGCCCCGGAGCAGCTCCACGTCGAGGGCTACGGAGCCCCACAAGGCCCGTCCGGGCGGAGGAGGGTATAAGTGCATGGTACAGCAAAAGAAGCGCCTCACGCGGCGCGAGAAGGCCGAGAGAGCGGCCCTCAAGAAGATGTTCCAGGCGGAGGGGCTCATCCCTCCCAACAAGCCCCGACTCAATCGGAAGAAGTTCGCCCGGGAGACCTGGGCGGAGTTTGAGACCCTCTATAAGTCCGAACCCATCCTCGCCGAGGTCTCACTCATTAAGGCGATCGGTTTCATGGTGGGCCCGGAGATGGAGAAAGTCTCGTCGGAGGAGGTCGGCGTTTTCAAGCTGCTCAAGCTCGCGGTCGAGTACAACGCTTTTCTCAAAAAACTTGAGGAAGAAGGCCGCGTTCAGTACACCTACGGGGAGCTCATTGACGAGGTCATTCTCCCCATCACGAAGCTATAGGAGGTAAAACACCATGGCAAAACTGACACCCGACGCGACGAGGACGGAATACGGCCTCGTCATCAATCAGAAGATCATCCCGTGGGGGGCCGTATGGCCCAAGGACTCGGGGAAGTACAAGAAGGGGAACAAGTACAAGGCCGACAAGCGCCTCTCTGGGGGCACGGGCAAGGTCGCGGGCATTACCATCCACAACACGACCGACCTCGAGAATGTCGAGGAGGACGCCGAGCAGTACACCCGGGCGACGTGGCCCAACGCCAACATGAACGACGCCCGCGTCCACTACTACGTCGACGACATCAACGCATGGCAGAACCTCGAGGACACAGAGGTCGGATGGCACGCCGGGGACGGCAGCAACGGCCCAGGCAACGGGACGACGATCTCCATTGAGATCATCATGGACGGCTCCGGGAGCAAGGAAGACCTCGGGGCCGAGGAGAACGGGGCCCTCCTCGCCGCCATCCTTTTGAAGAAGTACGGCCTCACGATCGAGCAGCTCTACACACACAATCACTGGATGGGACACCCCGACAAGATCGTCCAGGGAGCCCGGAAGAACTGCCCTCTCTACATCCTCCCCCACTGGGAGCAGTTCAAGGCGAAGGTCGCCGCGAAGCTCGCCGAGATCAGCGGAAGCACCGCCCCCGCGCCCAGCACCGAGGGCAAGACGCCGATCATGGGGAAGGCCGAGGCGACAGCCGGGCAGATGGCGGCGTTCTGCTTGAGCAAGAACCCGGAGCCCAGGCTCCCGAGCTGCACCGTCGAGGAGCTGGCCCGCCTGTTCATCACAGAAGGCGAGGCCGAGGGCGTCCGGGGCGACGTGGCCTTCGCTCAATCCCTCCACGAGACAGGCTTCTTCAAGTTCGGGGGCATCGTCCTCCCGGCGCAGAACAACTACGGAGGGCTCGGGGCCCTCAACGGAAACAGCGCCGGACAGGCGGCGAGCTTCCCCGACCCGCGCTCCGGCGTCCGGGCGCAAATCCAGCACCTCAAGGCATACGCCACGACGGACGCCCTCGTCAATGAGTGCATCGACCCGCGCTTCTCCCTCGTGCTCCGGGGCTGCTCCGAGTTCGTCGAGTGGCTGGGCGCGTCGGACAACCCGCAGGGGCGCGGCTGGGCCGTCCCGGGGAAGGGCTACGGCGGGAAGATCGTCGCGCTGCTGGAACAGATCAAGGCCACGGAGGCGGAGGAGCCCGAGCCCGAGAGCGACGGCTACCCCGAGAACACCCCGGCATGGCAGAAAGAGGGCTTCGAGGCCCTCGTCGAGCGCGGCATCATCAACTCCCCGGAATACTGGAAGACCCGGTTCGACAAGACCATGACGGCAGGGGAGATTTTGGGCATCCTCGGCAGGATATAACACGGCGGAAGGAGGGCGCAGCATGGACGGACTCGTCAAGGAGCTCACAATCGAGATGCTCCCGGAGGGGCCCTACAAGCAGATCGCCGAAGCGATCGGGCCGGAGAACTTCTACAGGCTCGCCGAAGTAGTCGGCGGGGCGACTATCTACATCCCGAAGCCCGAGAGCCTCACCCGGCCCGTCCGCGACGCCCACATCAAGGCCGAGTTCAACGGCTACAATCACCCGGAGCTCGCGAAGAAGTACGGCGTTACAGAGCGATGGGTGAGGCAGCTATGCGGCCCCGGCAAGATAGAGGGGCAGCTCGAGCTTTTTGAGCTGCTGGACGGCATGACGGGCGAGGCCGGAGATGGCGACTCTTAGAACTGCTTCGTATGTAACATTCACAAAACAGCCTCTAAAATCAAGAGTATGAGCTATAGCTCATACTCTTATTTTTTGCCGTAAGGAGGCAGTAGAAAATGAACATGGAGATCATCACCAGCGCCGCGAGCACCGCGCTCGCGAACATCGTCCTCGCCGCGATCGGACTCGCCGCCGCCTACGCCGTGTACTATATCCGGCTCGCCGGGGCCCGGGTCAAGGCGCAGACGAAGCAGATCGAGGACGAGTCGGCCCGGAAGGTGCTCGAGGACGCCCTCGACGACGTCGTCAACCTCGCCACGGTCTCGGTCAATGCCATGGAGCAGACCACGGCCCAGGCCATCAGGGACGGCGTGAAGCAGGGCGTCAAAGACCGCGACGAGCTGCTTGCCCTCGGTCGTCAGGTCTTCAATGACGTCAAGGCCGCGATCACGCCGGAGGCCCAGCGGGTCATCACCGAGAACCTCGGCAGCTTCGACGCCTACTTGACGAAGTGCATCGAGGACGCCGTCCTCAAGGTCAAGCGGGCCGACCCCTATCTCACCATCTCCGGGGAACTGCTCGAGGGCATTGAGGGGACACAGACGCCCGCGCCCGCCGCCGAGCAGTAAAGGGGGGCCACCATGGACGGCGCGACTATTGCGATGTTCGTCTTCCAGACGATCATCACGGCGATCATCGGGGTCGCCTCATGGGGCGTGAAGAACGCGATCGGAGAGATCAAGACGGCGATGACGAAGCTCGAAGCTCGAGACAAGGAAAACGCCGACGAGATCGCGAAGGTCGCCCGCGATCTCAATGACCTCAAGGCAGACCTCCCGCTCATCTACGTCACCCGGGAGGACTTCATCCGGGTGAGCAACAACATCGACCACAAGCTCGACAAGCTCCTCTACAGGGGCGAGAGGAAGGAGGAATAAGACAATGGCGATCTTCGACGATCTCACCGAGCAGGAGATCAAGCAGAACAAGGCCATCCGGGGCTACATCGTCCGGGCCCTGGCGAAGGGGAGCAACAACTCGCTCCTCGTCCGGCATATCACGAACGCCCTCCTCGCGGACAACCTCATCACCGTGCCCGACATCTCGAAGCAGCTCTCCTACCTCGCGGACGGGGGCTACATCGAGTTCACCGACAAGCGGGTCACGGCCTACACCGCCTACCGCAAGGACGCCGTCATTCAGCTCACGAAGGCGGGGGTCGATCTCGTCGAAGGCACGACGGACGACCCGGGCGTGGATGTCTAAGGGGGAGCGCCGGAGGACGCGGGTGAGTTCGACGGTCGACAGGCTCCCGGACGACGTGAAGACGGAGCTCGACCTTCGACTCGCGGACACGGTCAACACCTACGAGGAGCTCTCCGAGTGGCTCAAGTCGGAGGGCTACGAGATCAGCAAGTCGGCGATCGGGCGCTACGCCATCCGCAGCACGAAGGCGGCGCAGCGCGTCGCCGAGACCCTACAGCGCACCCAAGCGATCGCCCAGGCGGTCGAAGCTCACCCCGACCTCGACTACACGAAGGCGGCGTCGATGGTGCTCATGGACGGCCTCATGCAGCGGGTCAGCACAGCGGAGGACGACTTCGCCGAGATGCCGCTCGACAAGGCCGGGCGGCTTATTGCATCCCTGTCCCGGAACGCCACCTATGAGAAGCGCGTCCGGCAGGAAATGAAGAAGAAGGCCGAGCTCGCCTTCGACCAACTTGAGGCCGAGCTCATGGCGGCGATCAAACAGCACCCCGAGCTCGCGGGCGAGCTGCACGACGTCCTCTCGAGGGCGAGGGAGAAGGTGCTCACAGATGCCGAAAATTGACCTCGAGGAATACCTCGAACGGCTCGAGGAGCCGGAAGACCGCGAAGCGGTCGCAAACAGTGAATACCAGCGGCAGCTATTCGAGGAATACGTTCAGCGCGGAGATAACTTCCCCGAGCTCCGGGCGCAGCTCCTCAAGGACTTCCGGGCCGGGGCCCCGCTCACGGGCCCGCAGGGGCTACGGAAGCAGCTCGGGGCGATCGACCTCGGCTACTTTGGGCGGGCCTACCTCGCCCACTACTTCGTCCGGCCCTCGCCCCCATTTCACGAGGAGCTCGACCGCATCTTCCGCGAGGGCGTCATGAAGGGGATGAACCCCCTCGTCAACGCGAAGGAGATCAGCCGGGCGAACGGATGCCGGAGGGCGGTCGAGGCCCCTCGTGGACACGCGAAGTCGACGACCTTCACCTTCAAGGACTCGCTGCACTCCTCCGTCTATGGCTACAAGCACTACGAGATCATCCTCTCGGATAGTTCCGAGCAGGCCGAGGGCTTCCTCAATGACCTCAAGACGGAGCTCGAGGAGAACGCGGCGCTCCGGGAGGACTTCGGCGAGCTCAAGGGCCGGGTCTGGAAGGCGTCGGTCATCCTCCTCTCGAACGGCGTCAAGATCGAGGCGCTGGGCGCGGGGAAGAAGATCAGAGGCCGACGCCACAAACAATGGCGTCCCGATCTCATCCTATGCGACGACCTTGAGAACGACGAGAACGTCAACACACCCGAGCAGCGGAAGAAGCTCCGGGACTGGTTTTACAAGGCAGTCTCAAAGGCGGGCGACACCTACACGGACATCGTCTACATCGGGACGCTGCTCCACTACGACGCGCTCCTCGCCAACGTGGCGAAGAACCCCGAGTATGTGACGGCCCGGTACAAGGGCGTCATCTCCTTCGCCACCCATACGGAACTATGGGAGGCATGGGAGCGTATCTACACCGACCTCGAGAACCCGGCCCACCAACAGGACGCCGAGGACTTCTTCAAGGCAAACAAGGAGACCATGCTCGAAGGGACGGCGGTCTTGTGGGAGGAGAAGCTCCCCTACTATGCCCTCATGGTTATGAGAATATCCGAGGGCGAGGCGTCCTTCTCCTCTGAAATCCAGAACGAACCCATCGACCCCGAGAACTGCGCCTTCGCCGAGGAGTGGTTCGACTACTACGACGACGACGGGAAGACCGTCCCGGACTTCTCCGAGTCGAAGTTCGTCTTCATCGGGGCGAACGACCCCTCGCTGGGGAAGAACCGCAAGAGCGACACCTCGGCGATCATCGGCCTCGCGAAGGACACCTCCACGGGCTACCTCTACGTCGTGATCGCGGACATCGCCAAACGGAAGCCGGACAAGATCATCGACGACGCCCTGGACGACTCCCGGAGACTTCGGAGGGAATACAAGAAGCCCTTCTACAAGTTCGGCGTCGAGGCGGTTCAGTTTCAATACTACTTTGCCGAGATCATGCGGCAGCGGGCGGCGGAGTGTGGCGAGTATCTCCCCATTGAGGAGATCAACAGCACCCAAAACAAAGACGCCCGCATCCAGAGCTTGCAGCCCTTCGTGAAGAACGGCTACATCAAATTCAGCAAGAAGCACAAGACCCTCATCGACCAAATGCTCAAGTACCCCATGGGGAAGAACGACGACGCGCCGGACGCCTTGCAGATGGCGGTCGCGCTGGCCCTCTCTGTGAAAGTCGGGCGGAAGGTCGACTACAAATCAGTATTAGGCCGCGCCGTCCGCTTCCGGCGCGGGGCCTACTAAGGAGGTGAGGCCATGGCAAGCAAGAACAGCAAGCGACGGCAACACCGGCAGCAAGCGCCCCCGCTGCATCGCCCGGACACCCGGGAGATCGCCGTCGCCCAGGTAACGGACAAATACAGTGAGTACCCCTCGAACGGGCTCACCCCTGTCCGGCTCGCCGAGATATTCAAAGAGGCCGACGCGGGCGACATCCTCCGGCAAGCGGAGCTCTTTGAGGAGATGGAGGAGAAAGACCCCCACCTGTTCAGTCAGCTACAGACCCGGAAGAACGCGGTCACGGGCCTGGACTTCGAGATCATCCCCTTCGACTCCGACGACGAGAGGGACAAGGAGATCGCGGAGTTCGTCGAGGCGCAGATCAACGGCATCGAGGGGCTCGAGGAGATCATGCTCGACCTCCTGGACGCAGTCGGCAAGGGCTTCTCGGTCAGTGAAATCATGTGGGCCTATGACGAGGGGCACGTCGTCGTCGGGGACATCCGCTTCCGGCATCAAAAGCGGTTCTTTTGGGACACCGAGGACAAGTTCAAGGTCAGGACGGACGAAGCTCCCGAGGGGATAGAGCTCCCGAAGAACAAGTTCATCCTCCACCGCTACAAGGCCCGCAGCGGGCACCCGTCCCGGGCCGGAGTCCTCCGCGTGGTCGCCTGGATGTACCTATTCAAGAATTACACCCTCAAGGACTGGGTCGCGTTCTGCGAGGTCTACGGGATGCCGCTCCGCCTCGGCAAGTACCAGCCGGGCGCGAGTGAGGACGACAAGCGGGCCCTCATGCAAGCCCTCGCGCAGATCGGCGCGGACGCGGCGGGCATATTCCCGGACGGCACAACGATCGACTTCGTGAACACCGAGAAGGCGAGCTCGACCGACCTCTATGAGCGCCTCGCCCGCTACTGCGACGAGCAGATCAGCAAGGCCATCCTCGGGCAGACCCTCACCTCGGACTCGGGCGGCGGCAGCTACGCACAGAGCAAGACGCACAACGACGTCCGCCACGACCTCACCGTCGCCGACTGCAAGGCTCTCGCCGCCACACTCCGGCGCGACCTCATTCGCCCCCTCGTCCTGTTCAACTTTGGGGAAGACAAGCGCATCCCCTATATCCGCTTCGACGCGGAGGAGTCGGAAGACCTCGAGCAGACGGCGAACATCATCGGCACCCTCATCGAGAAGGTGGGGCTCAAAGTCCCGACCTCGTACATCTACAAGAAGTTCTCTATCCCGAAGCCGGAAGGCGACGAGGAGATCGCCCAACCGCCCCAACCGAGCGCAGGGCTCGGGAGCCTCCCCTTCAAGCAGACGCCGCCCATGGGCGCGATCAGCCTCAAGGCCGGGGCCGAACCGGGGCACGGAACGCAAGAGCGCGTCGATCTTCTTGCAGACGCCGCCATCAAGAGAAGCGCGGGCACCTTCAAAAAAGCCTTCGGCCCCGTTCTCAAGTTAATTGAGAAAGCCGGGAGCCTCGAGGAGCTCCGCGAGATGATGGAGGACGCCGACACCGTCGCGGAGGTCTTCGAGGAGATGGACGTCACCGACGTCGAGGAGCTGCTTCAAAAGGTCATGACCTACGCCAACCTCGAGGGGAGGGCGGTCGAGCATGGACGGCATTGAGAGCGTATTCTCCCGGAAGGACATGACCTTCGAGGAGGCCGTCGACTACTTCAAGGGCCGCGTCCCGGTCACGGCGGACGTCTTCTACAGCATCGCCGAGCAATACCGGGGGCTCGCCTTCACCGTCAGCGGGTACACGAAGGCGCAAATCCTCAAGCGGTTCTATGACGAGATACTCGCCGCCCTGGAAGACGGGAATACCTTCTCGGAGTTCCGCTCCCATATAAACGCCTTCCTCAAGAGCGAGGGATATGAGGGGCTCGACCCGCTGCAAGCCGACCTCATCTTCCGTACCAACATACAGACGGCCTACAACGTGGGGCACTATGAGCAGATGACAGACCCGAGCGTCATGAAGCTCCGCCCCTACTGGCAGTACGACGCCGTCAACGACTCCCACACGCGCCCGAGCCATCTCGCGATGGACGGGAGGGTCTATCCGGCAGATCATCCGATCTGGAATACCTGGTTCCCCCCGAACGGCTTTAGATGCCGCTGCACCGTGCGAACCCTCTCGAAGCGGCAAGTCGAGGCCCGGGGGCTCACGGTCGAGGACAAGTTTCCAGCGATCGCGCCCGACCCTCACTTCGGCACCAACCCGGCGAAGGTGAAGTTCTCCCCCGACCTCACAGGCTACCCCGAGCCGCTTATAAAGGCATACAAAAACCGAGAAAAGGAGAACCCCTCACCATGAGCCCGTAAAAGGCCGCAGACGAGCCGAGAACGTCGGGAGGGTAATTTCACAGGGTAGCCGGGAACGGGCCGTTATAACGCCGTTTAACGGCGTTACAGGCCACAACAAGAAGGAAGCGAAGGAGGACAAGAGCAAATGAAGGACTTTCTCACCCTCAAGGGCGGCGAGGTGGAGATCAGCGGGGCCCCGGAGGTCATCACCGTCCTCCCCATGGGCCACGTCAAGAGCGCGAAGGGGGAGTTCGATGTTGACGAGGAGAGCTTCGCCGCCATGAAGGCGCAGATCGCCCAGCGGGGCGTCGACCTCGTCGTCGACTACGAGCACCAGACCCTCACCGGGGAACAGGCCCCCGCCGCTGGATGGGTCAAGGAGCTTTTCCTTGACGACGGGCAGATCAAGGCGCGGGTCGAGTGGACGCCCCGGGCGAAGGAGTACCTCGAGAACCGTGAGTACCGCTATCATTCCCCGGTCATCACCGTCCGAAAGTCGGACAACAAGGCGATGGGGCTCCACTCGATCGCCCTCACCAACACCCCGGCGATCGAGCACATCGACCCGATCGTCAACTCACTCAATTTTGAAGGAGGACAAGACAACATGGATTTTCTGAAAGAGATCGCGAAGCTGCTCGGCCTGGGCGAAGACGCCACCGAGGAGCAGGTCTCCGAGGCCCTCAAGGCTTGCCTTGAGGAGAACAAGAGCCTCAAGGAGAACGCCGAGGCCGCGAAGCAGCAGCCGCCCGAGAGCGACAAGGTCGTCGCAAACAAGGAGGTTTGTGAGCTGCTGGGCCTCAAGGCCGGAGCCCCCACCGCCGACGTCGCGGCGGCGATCATGGCCCTCAAGGGCGGCGACGGGCTCGCCGAGGAGGTCAAGGCCCTCAAGGAGAAGCTCGCCGACCGGGACGCCGAGGAGGCCGTCGAGATGGCCCTCAAGGCGGGCAAGATCACCCCGGCACAGCGGGAATGGGCGAAGGGCTACGCCCTCAAGAGCCCGGGCGACTTCAAGGACTTCGTCGAGAAGGCCCCCCAGGTCGTACCCATGGGCGACGTGGTCGGCTCCGGCGACGTGGCCCTCAAGGGCAACAAGCCCGACGAGGCGACGATGTTCGTCTGCAAGCAGCTCGGCATCAGCGCCGAGGACGTCATGAAGTACGGAATGAAGGAGGACTAAGACCATGGCAGCATTGAAGGCACCGAGAGACACCAATGAGATCATGAGCGGCGCGACTTCGATCGTGCTCCCCGTGAAGGGCTCGACGACCATCTTCCAGGGCTCCATCGTCGCGATCGACGCGAACGGCTTCGCCGTCCCCGGCAAGAAGGCGGCGGGGCTCAAGGCGGCGGGCCGGGCCGAGGAGACCATCGAGAACAGCGGCGCGGACGGCGAGGCCGTCGTCCGGGTGAAGCGGGGCGTTTTCGTCTTTGAGAACACCGCCACCGCCGCGAACAAGCTCGCAGCCGCCGACGTGCTGGGCCCGTGCTACATCGAGGACGACCAGACCGTCACCAAGGCCGCGACAGGCGCTTCCATCGCTGGCCTCGTCGTCCGTGTGGACGATGAAGGCGTCGCCGTTGAGATGGGCTTCGGCTACACCGGGCCCGCCGCTTCGGCCTAACACAAGAAGGAGGAATAGATCATGATTGTCAATCCCCAAAACTTGAGGGGCATCTATGTGGGCTTCAACACCCTTTTCAACAAGGCCCTCGCCACCGTCGAGCCCCTCTACAAGACGATCGCCACCGTCACTCCGTCCACGACCGACGTCGAGACCTACGCATGGCTCGGGGATATCCCCGGTATGCGGGAGTGGATCGGCGACCGCGAAGTCCAGAACCTCGCAGCCTCCGGCTATGCGATCAGGAACAAGGACTTCGAGCTCACCATCGGCATTGACCGCAACGCGATCGAGGACGACAAGATCGGCCTCTACAATCCCTCGGTCGAGATGCTGGCCCAGTCCGCCGCCCAGCACCCCGACGAGCTCATCTTCGCGCTGCTGGCCTCCGGCTTCTCCGCGAAGTGCTACGACGGGAAGCCCTTCTTCTCCGACAAGCACGAGATCGGCAAGAAGACGGTCTCCAACATGGGCACCGCGCAGCTCTCCCTTGAGGCGTACATCGCAGCCCGTACCGCGATCATGAGCCTCACCAATGCGAAGGGCCGGGCGCTGAACCTCATCCCCGACACCCTCGTCGTCCCTCCTGCCCTCGAGGCGCGGGCCCGGGACATCCTCGTCGCCGACTTTATCAACGGCACCCGGAACACGATGCAGGGCACCGCGAAGCCCCTCGTCGTCCCGCAGCTTGCCGGGCATGATACGGCGTGGTATCTGCTTTGCACCTCCCGCCCCGTCAAGCCCCTCATCTACCAGGAGCGCAAGAAGGCGAAGTTCGTGAGCAAGACCGCCGAGACCGACGACAACGTCTTCATGAAGAAGCAGTTCCTCTACGGCGCGGACTCCCGGGGGAACGCGGGCTTCGGCTTCTGGCAGATGGCCTACGGCAGCGACGGCAGCGCCCAGGCGTAAACCCCGACCCTGATAAGGAGGGAGCGCCATGAGCTACAGCATAAGGGCCGAAGTCCGCGAAATGCTCAAGGACGACGCCCTCAACGTAATTATCGGGGACACCTTCGAGGAGGACGAGGCGGAGCGCGAGGCGAAGATCGGGCCGATCATCGACATGGCGATCGCAGACGCGGACGCCGAGATCGACGGCTACCTCGCCAAACGCTACAGAGTCCCCTTTGACCCCGTCCCGAGAGTGCTCAATAAGTTCTCGAAGGACATCGCGATCTACAACCTCTACTCCCGCATCGGCATCGACGAGGGCGAGGCCGAGAAGAACTACCTCAACCGCTACAACGCGGCGGTCAAGTTCCTCACCCTCGTCGCGGAGGGCAAGGTGAACGTCGGCTCCGGCACGGATGGCGACGACCCCGCCTCCGCCGCCGCGACAGGCTTCGCCGCAAAGTCGAACCCCCGGCTTTTCAGCCGGGACAAAATGAAGGGGATGTGAGGCTATGCCCGGTACAAGCATACGGCTCGAAGGCGACGTCTCCGCGCTGCTCCGCAAAATGAGGAGCTACTCGGAGATCGACCGAAAGGGCCTCAACGCGGCCCTCGCCGAGGGCGTCCGGGAGTCTACTCTCGAGCGTTTCCGGCAGAGCAGAGGCCCGAACGGCAAGAAGTGGAAGACCTCCATCCGGGCCGCGACGGTAGGCGGGAAGACCCTGATCGACACGTCGCAGCTCCGAAACTCGATCAAGTCCCGAGCGGACGAGACGGGCTTCGCGGTCGGCACTAATGTCAAACATGGAGCGACCCACCAATTCGGCGAGCCGGGGCGGACTATCCGGGCAAAGACCTCGAGGGGGCTCCGCTTCCAAGTGGGCGGGAAATGGATTACAAAGAAACAGGTCAAGGTCAAAATCCCCGCCCGCCCCTTCCTCGGCCTCTCAAGCGAGGACATGGACGAGATCAAGGACACCGTCGAGGAGTTCGTCGGAGGTGAGGACTAATGTCACTATACGCGGAGAGCAAGGCGTACTTGCTCGCGAAGCTCAAGGAGGCGGGGCTCAAATCCAAGCCCTACACCACCATCAAGGGCCTCGAGAAAAGCCAAGAGAGCCACGTCGGCGCGGTCATATTCGACGAGGAGGCCATCTCCCGAAACGGCTCCAAAACCTACTATAAAGACCAACAGGGAGCGCGGAAAAAGAGGCGGAAGGTCTTCAACCGGAACCTCACCTTCACCGTGACGATCGGCGACTATAACGACGACACGGTCGAGACCATGTTCGAGAAGTTCCTCGCAAGCCTCGATCGGGGCATCTACGTCAATGGAGACTTTGTCCCGATCGAGGTCGAGGGGGCGGACTGGGTCAACAAAGACGACTCCATCCTCAAGGCTCAAGTCGCCGTTCAAGTGGCGATCACCTTCCAGGGCGGGCTATACAGGGACACCGACTTCGGCCCGCTGACTCACGTCGAGATCGAAGCCATCGAAAGAACAACGGAAAGGAGTCTGTAAATGGCTACTAAGAAAACCGCCGAGGCTTCGGCCCCGGCCCAGGCGGAGGCCGCGAAGATCTTCACGATCGAGCAGCTCCGCAGCGAGAAGAAGATCTCCCGGGCCGTCTTTGCGGGCGTGTGCGCCGCGCAGGGCTGGAAGCCCGGGAAGACCGTCACCGAGGCCGAGTTCCTCGGGGCGGTTCAGAAGTTCACCTCGGCCCCCATGAGCGGGGCCGCACACAAGAAGGAGGCGAGGAAGTAATGCTTCGAGACGTCAAGCACCATATCACAGACAAGAACCTCGGCTTCGCCACCGCCACGGGCGACGGGCGTCACCTCAAGATCGGCGTCTCCCCCGTGGTCTCCGACACCCCCATCGTCGTGACTGGGGCCATGGACGCGGCACAGATCAAGAGCCGCCTCGGCCTGTCTCCCCTCGCCGACGCCGTCATGGACTCCGTCCAGTTCGGCGCGAACCGCATCTACTGCCTCCCGGTCTCCGCCACCACGGCGGGCGAGATGGGAAGCGTTTCTAAGAAGGGCGACGGCAGCGGAAGCGTGGCGGTCGACGGCTCCCCGACGAACGCCTTCTCGGTCGTCGTCAAGATCACCGCCCAGGGCGGGCTGAATACCGCCGCCTTTGTGCTGTCTATTGACGGCGGGAGCAACTTCACCGACGAGATCACCGTCCCTATGACGGGCGAGTATGAGATCGAGGGGACGGGGCTCAAGCTCAAGTTCACCGAGGCGACGGAGGATGACCAGAAGCCGAGCTCGTTCATTGTGAACGACTCCTACACCTTCACCACTACCGCCCCCACCATGACGAACGGGGACGTCCTCAACGCCATCGCGAAGCTCCAAAACTTCGCCGAGGAGTATGAGTTCGTCCACATCGTCGGCGAGAGCGATCTCGCCCTTTGGCAAGCGGTCGGAGAGGCGCAGACGCAGCTATTCGAGACCTACCACAAGCCGATGTTTTTCGTCATGGAGGCCGCGTTCCCCACGCCCAGCGAGGGCGGCGGCGCTGGCCCCGTGCTCGGAGGCGGCGGCGAGGAGGGCGATCTCACCGACTGGGCCCTTGAGATGGAGGCGAAGGCGAAGAAGGTGAGGAACTACAACATCCAGGTCGTCGCCGCGTGGGGCCGTCTCGTCAAGCTGGACGGCTCGGCGAAGATCGTCAACCTTGCGGGCCTCGTCTCCGGCCTCTATGCGAAGTCCAGCGTCCAGACCTCCATCGGCAAGACCCGGGAGGAGGCGGGCTTCGGCATCCGCAAGACGAAGCTCGAGGAGCTGCTCCCCGTGGAGCTGGACAACGCCATCATCGAGCTGCTCGACCTTGCGGGCTTCCTCACCTTCCGGGAGTACGACGGGAAGGACGACTACTTCGTCTACCACACGAAGATGCTCTCCCCGGACGGCAGCGACTACCGCTATGCGGAAGACGTCCGCGTTCTCAACAAGATCATTCGGGAGACCCGGAAGAAGGGCCTCGACCTCATGAACGACGACATCGACCTCGAGGACATTCAAGGCGAGCTCGAGACCCGATGCAAATTCCTCTTTGAGCCCTTGCAGCGTATGATCGACGCGAAGGAAATCAGCGCCGCCGAGATCATTCTCATGGACGGGCATGAGGAGACCTTCATCGAGGACGAGACCATGCGGACGAAAATCCGCTATCTGTCCCGGGGCTACATCCGCGAGGTCTACATTGACCTCGCCCGGCGTCGGCCCAGCGTGTAAGGGAAGGAGGTAGAGCCGCATGATTAAAGTAAACGGTATCAGCTACGGGTGGGGCGATGTAGACGTCAAAGTCCCCGGCCTGAACCTCATCGTCCAGGAGATCAGCTACGACGACGAGCAGGAGATGGAGGAGTCCTACGGCAAGGGCAGCAGGCCCCGGGGCTACGGCAAGGGCAACTACAAGGCGTCCGGCAAGATGTCCATGCACCGGGACGACTTCGACGACGTCCTGGACTACTGCAAGGCCACGGGAAAGCCCTTCTACGGCGTGGAGTTCCCCTCCGTGGTCGTCTCCTACGCCAACCCCGGCGGGCGCACCCGCATCGACGAGCTCAAGCGAGTCGTCTTTGTCAAGCGCAGCCATAAGGCCGCGCAGGGCGACAAGACCCTCTCCGTCGACATCGACCTCATGATCGTCGGCGGCATCGTGGAGGACGGCGTCGAGCCCGTTTGACGGGCCGCGCCGACTCAAGAAATTTGAGAAAAAACGGAGGTATTAACACATGGAAGGCATGAAGAAGAACGAGACCGCCGCCCCCGGCACCGACAACGCCGCCGAGGCCATGAAGCAGAAATACGGCAAGGTCTACAAGGTCGGCGTCACCGTTCCCGTCGACGACGAGAACGAGCAGGAGATCAGCTACTTCTTCAAGCGGCCCAGCATCCCCGTGTATGACCGCTTCGTGAAGACGATGTCCAAGATCGGCATTTCCAAGGCGAGCAAGACCTTCATCCTCGACTCCGTCGTTGACGAAGACCGCGATCGGCTCGTTTCCGACATGGAGGAATATCCCGGCATCTCCATCACGATCGGGAACAAGCTCGGCGAGCTGCTGGGCCTCGGGAATGATGTAAATTTGAAGAAGCTCTAAGAGAGAAGGTCGCGGGGATAAGGGAGAGCTTTGCAGAAAGCGCCCTTCTTGAGATATACCGCTATGTCCCCCCGCCTCTTTTAGAGCAATTTGACCCCGAAGCGATCGACGACCTCGACGTGCTGCTGGACTTCCTCGCGAAGGCACGGTTCATTCAGCAGCTTGAGCAGGACATCGTCGCCCGGGCGATCTCCGAGGTTTTCTCCTCGGATTGACCCGGGCGGCGCGGTCGCTATAGACAGCCTCCAAACAACACGAAGGAGGTGAGCGGTCACAATGAGTTTAGAGTCTGTTTTCAAACTATCCCTCGTCATGAACATGGTCGACAACCTCTCCGGGCCCATGGCGAGCGTCGCCTCCCGGGTGGGGGCCGACGTGTCCAAGATGGACGCCCTCGGCGCGAGCTTCGGCAATATTGCAAAGTCGGGGGCGGTCATGCAGGAAGCGGGCGCACAGATCACCGGGGCCGTCCTCGCCCCTGTTGAGGCCACCTTCGAGACGCGCCGGGCGATCGGCGAGCTCGCCTCCCAGGGCGTCAAAGACCTTGAGGCGGTCGAAGACGCGGCCCGGAGCTTCTCCGACCAATGGGCCGGAACGACGAAGGCCGACTTCATAAGCGCAGCCTACGACATCAAGAGCGGCATCGCCTCCCTATCCGACGAAGGCGTCGCCGAGTACACGGAGCTCGCGGGCCTCACAGCGAAGGCGACAAAGTCCACGATCGGGGAGATGACCTCCCTCTTTGCTACAGGCTACGGTATCTACAAGGGCTACTATGACGACCTCACCGACATTGAGTTCGGCGAGATGTTCTCGGCGGGCATCGCCCGGTCGGTGCAGCAGTTCAAGACGGACGGCTCGCAAATGGCGAGCGCCATCCAGACCCTCGGCGCGTCGGCGACGACGTCGAACGTCCCCCTCGAGGAGCAGCTCTCCATCCTCGGTATGCTACAGGCTACCATGAGCGGCAGCGAGGCGGGCACGAAGTACAAGGCGTTCCTACGGTCGGCGACGAAGGGCGGCGAGGCCCTGGGCCTGTCCTTCACGGACGCGAACAATCAACTCCTGTCTATGCCCGAAATCCTGGACTTACTCCGGGGGAAGTTCGGCGACACCATGGACGCCGCCGAAAAGATGGAGCTGCAAAAAGCCTTTGGGGACACCGAGGCCGTGGCCCTCATCGACCTCCTCTACAGCAAGACGGGAGACCTACAGAACAATATCCTCGATATGTATGACGCCCTCGGCTCCGGGACGGGCGTCGCCACCGAGATGGCGAACGCAATCAATGAGACCGAGCCGGAGCGGTTCGAGCGCCTCACGCAGCGCATCCAGAACGTCAAGGAGTCTATCGGGAACGCGCTGCTCCCCACGATCAACGACCTCATGAGCAAGGGCGAGGTCGTGCTCACAAAAGTCGCGTCGTGGATAGAGGAAAATCAAGAGCTTGTCAAGGTCATTATGCTCATCGTCCTCGCGATCGGAGGCTTCCTCACCGTGGCGGGCACGATCGCCGTCGTGGTCGGCGGCGCGGGCCTCGCAATCACGAAGGCCGTCTCGGCCTTCAAGCTGCTCAAGGCGGGCTTCGGGATAGCAAAGGCAGCACTCGCGCCGCTCATATCGAGCGTTTGGAGCTTCACGGCGGCGCTGCTGGCGAACCCGGTCACATGGGTCGTCATCGGCATCGCGGCCCTCATAGCGGCGATCGTGCTGCTCTATAACAAGTGTGAATGGTTCCGAAATCTCGTCAACAATATCCTCGGCTTCTTCAAGGAGAAGCTCGGCGCAGCCCTTGAGACGGCGAAGGCCGTCTTCTCCGGCATCGGCAACGTGATCGGCTCCGTCATGGGCGCGGCCCGTGACACCGTCGCGGAAAAGCTCGACAATATGCGTACCGCCTACGAGTCCCACGGCGGGGGCATCCGGGGCGCAGCCGCCGCCGCGATCGAGGGCGTGAAGGGCATCTACACGGCGGGCTATACCTTCCTCGACAATTTGACAGGCGGGAAGCTCACAGCGATCAAGGACAAATTCGTCTCCGGCGTCACGAACATCGCCTCCGGCGTCCGTGAGCGGTTCGAGGCCGTGAGAACGGCCTTCTCGAACGGCATCAACACGGTCAAGAACACCGTCACCGGGGCCGTCTCCTGGTTCTTCGAGTCCGGGAAGAAAGTCATCTCAACATTTGCGAACGGTATCAAGTCGGCGTTTACGGGCGCGGTCGACGCGGTCAAGGGGGGCTTGCAGCGCATCCGAAATATGCTCCCCTTCTCCGACGCGAAGGAGGGGCCACTCTCGACCTTGACCCTCTCGGGACAGAGGACGATGACGACCTACGCCTCCGGGATTGAAAAGGCCGTGAACAGCCCGGCCCAGGCCATAGAGAAGGGCCTCGGCACAGCAAACAACGAGCTCGAGAAAGCCACGCTAAACCCGGCGATCGAGCCTATCCAGGACAACGCAGCACAGGCGGCGACGACCGAGAGGCCGAAGCCGACCATTGAGCGGGAGCCCGTGAAGAAGGTCTCCCTCTCCAACGAAGGGGAAGGCAAGGAGAACAAGGGCAGCAGCTCCGGCGAAGGCAACGACGCGAAGCAGATCGTCATTCAAAAGCTGCTCATTCCTGTCGACCTCAAGAAGATCAAAGACCTGCAACAGCTCCTCGAGCTGCTCAAGGAGGTCGAGGACTTCGCCAACGCCAACGGCGGCGAGGAAACGGCAGACGACCCGGATGCCGTCCCCGCCATGACATAAGGAAAGGGAGGACACGCTATGATCTATGTCGAAGACCAACTCGTCAAAGTGAACGGCGTCGTCCTCCCTGGCCTTGTCAAGAGCATCGAGGTCAAGGAGTCCGCACAGATCGACGAGCAGGAAGTCGAGGGCAGCGCCGCGAAGCCGAAGCAAGCGGTCGGCTATGAGGACGCGAAGATCACCGTCGAGCTCATTCTCGACGACACCCCCTCGAGGACAAAATACGAGGCGCTTGAGATCGTCCGGGCTATCTTCCGAAAGCCCGGGCAGACCGTCCCGCAGCCCATCCCCATTGTCAGTGAAGACACAGCGAAGCACGGCATCGACAAGGTGCTTTTCAAAGGCTTCTCCCACAAGGCCGAAGCGAAGAAGGAGCAGATCGCCGTCTCCCTCGAGTTTTGGGAGTACGTCCCGCAGACCATCAAGGCGACGAAGGCGAACAGCTCCTCGGGGAGCTCCTCCGGCAGTTCTTCGGGCGGCTCCTCGGGGAGCGCGACCTCGAGCGGTCTCTCCGCCGACTACTCGAGCTACCTTGAGACGAGCCGGGGCAAGTCGCCCGCGAGCGACGGAGTCACCGGGGCCGCAAGCTCCGGCTTGCAGAAGGTCGCCGCGATGCCATTCTAAGAAGGAGGCGGTCGAGCTTTGGAAACGCTCGAGTTATTCTATCCGCAAATCTCCGCCCGAGCCGGGCCCTATACGATGGACGCGGGCATCAGGTTCGAGATATTCTCCGCGAAGTCCTCATATTTTGACTGGGCGAAGATACAGTTCACCGAGCAATTCCAGCCGGAGATCAGCCTCGCCCGGAAGGACGCCGCCTCGATCGAGCTCGGCTACAACGGCGTCATGGAGGAGGTCTTCTCCGGCTTCGTGGCCCGGCCCTATAACTACGGAGGCGGGGCGGACGAGATCACGCTCAAGGACGAGATGCTGCTCCTCGAGGACACGCAGATCAACAACACCTTCCTCGACACGACCCCGCAAGAGGTCATTTCCTACGTCCTCGCACAGGCCGGGGTCTCGAAGAAGAAGCTCAACGCGCAAGGCTTCCCCACACGGAAGAAGCTCCCCATCCGGCAGATGTCCGGCGTCCAGGCGATCAACGCCGTCAATGCGGCATGGAACCTCAAGAAGCGGTTTTTCTTCTCGGGCGGCGTCTTCTACTGGGGGGAGAAGCCCGAACAGCAAAAAGTCTATACGTTCGAGTATGGCGTCAACATCATCAACCTCGCCCGGCTCGGGGGCACATGGGAACTTGAGACAGTCTCCGCCCCGTTCGTCCGGCACTCCCACAAGATCAACGTCATACACCCGAAGATCAGCGGGGAGCAGGAGGTCACGAAGGTCGTCTCGTCCACCAACGACGACGGCTTCATCCGCACAAGGATTTATTTCTAAGAAAGGGGGCGAGACCATGCTCGAGGAAATGGTGAAGGCGGTCGTCAACAAGGTCATCGCCCAGGACTACGCACACCTCAAGACGCCCGCCGCGCTCTACGCGGTCGTCACGAAGGCGACACAGCTCGGCGAGACGTTCTCCTATGACGACCTCGTCATCCACAACGACGAGACGGGCACGAGCTACCGGGGCCACATCACCGCCCACTGGTATGAGTACACCCTTCAAGTCGTCGACCGATGGGGAAATCCCGACACCACCTTCCCCACCTTCCCCGACATCCGCTCCCGGATACAACTCAAGACCGGGGCCTTCGTCTCCGTCGCTATGGCCTACGGGGACACCCCGGCGATCATTAGGGAGGTGAAGCTATGACGGGGCTCTATGACACAGACATCCGCCTCTCGGACGAGTGGCAGCTCACACAGGCGGCAGACGGCGACGCCCCGCTATGCTCCGGCCTCGAGTGCCTCTATCAGAACATCATCCTCGAGGCGCTCACGCAGCCGGGCGATCTTTTCTATGACCTGTCCTTCGGGTGGGGGCTCTACGACTTCATCCAGTCCGAGGACGACGAGCTCACCCGCCTTGAGATCGCGCAGCGGGCCCGGGTCGGATTGCAAAAGCGCGAGGTCATCCTCCCCGAGAGCATCCAGATCGGGGTCAACTTCGAGGACGACGCCTTCGTGCTTCGCTGCTCCTTCCGCTTCGACGAGGAGGAGGAAGCCCGGGCGCTCACGGTTATCATTAGCGCGGTCAGTGTGGAGGTGAAAGCAGCATGATCGACAAAAACACACTCGACGCAGTTCTCCCACTCCCGGAGATCGAGGAGCGCCGGGACGAGCTCGTCACCGAACTAAAGGAGGAAGGCTTCGTCGTCACGAACTTCCACTCGGGCGGCGTCTTCTACACGCTGCTCATGATCGTCCTCCGCATTGAGAGGGAGTTCAAGATATTCCTCCGGGGCTTTTTGAACAACGCCTTCATCACTCACGCCTCGGGCGTGTGGCTCGACCTCAAGGCGGCGGACTACTCCAAAAAGCGCAAGAAGGCGCAGAAGGCCCGGGGCCTCGTCACCGTGTCCAGGATAGACACCGAGGCCGACGCGGTCAAGATCGAGAAGGGCCACGTCTTCAAGACGAAGAAGGACATCAACGGCGAGGAGCTCCGCTTCTTCGTTCTCGAAGCGGCGGTTCTCCAACAGGGGGCCCGGGCGGTCGACGTCCTCGTCGAGGCCGAGATGGAGGGCTCCCGGTACAACGTCCCCGAGGGGCAGATCACCCGGAGCCTCACCTTCCTCAACGGCGTGGACGAGATCACCAACGGGCCGGACTGGATAACACGGGAGGGCAGCGACACAGAGGACGACGACGGCCTCAAGACCCGGGCGCTCCGCTCGTGGTCGGAGCTCGCGGCCCGGCCCATCGAGGACACATTCATCAACGCAGCGGAGGGCGTCCCCGGCGTTCTGTTCGCTCAAGCGGACTGTCAGCACCCCCGGGGGCAAGGGACGGTCGACGTGATCGTGACAGGCACGGCGGGCGAGGCCACCGAGGGCCTCCTTGACGCCGTCCGGGTCGCGGTTGACAAGATCGCCGGGCCGTATGATAATATCCTGGTGAAGTCCTCCGTCGTCGTTCCTCAAGACATCGAGGTCACGGTCACAACGACCGACGTCTCCGATGACAAGGAAGTCGAGGGCAAGGTCGCCTCTATCCTCACCGAGCTCCTCGCCGTCCGCAAGGGCCGCAAGTTCTACGAGCTCACGCTCTCCGACATCAATCACGCCATTCGTGAGGGCTACACGGCCTCGACGAACGTCGAGATCGCCACCCCGGCCCGGGACGTCAAGCTCGACAAGGACAAGGTCATCACCCTGGGCTCCGTCACCGTGACAGTGAGAAGGGAGTGAGCAGCTTGTGAAGCAGTACGACCGCTTCGGCGAGTATATGTTCGACCTCCTTTTCGCCCCGCTGAAAAAGGGCAAGCGGGCGGTCAATCAGCTCTACATCTTCTTCAAGGTCATCGGGCGGGTCTTTGACGGGCTGAAGGAGGACGCCCTTCGAGTGAGGGACGAGACCAACATCGCCACGGCGTCGCCCGCCATGCTCCCCGTCCACGGGCAAGATCGCAATATGCCCCGGCTCGCCGGGGAGAGCGTCGAAGCCTATCGGACACGGCTCGTCATGAAGGGCATCATCGCCGAGAAGGGCGGGCTCAAGGAGGGCGTCCTCTATGCTCTCGCCGCCCTGGGCTATGAGGAGAGCACGATCGAGCCCTTCGCTTTCCAAGACCCCGAGAGGTGGGCCGAGTTTATCGTCTTCCTCAAGGGCTCGAAACAGAGCGGCGTCAACGATCTGAACGTGATCGACGCCGAGGTCTGCAAGGTCAAGGAGGGCAGCAGCAAGCCCGCCTATGGCGCGGAGGCCGGGAACATCATCGAGATCGACTCCGCTCTCATATCCGGCTATTCCCACTATCCGCGATGTAATGAGATTGTTTGCGGCGTCTGGCCCCATATCGCAAGCATCGGGCACCTCCTCAAGAGTGAGGTCGAGGCCCAGGGCGGCGACGACGCGGGTGAGGTGGAGTTCCCGCAGATCGGCACGATCGCGGCCTCCGAGAAGTGCTACCAGCCCTACGCCTACGCTATGTATGCGAGCTTCTCCTCCGAGGTGGAGGCGGGCTCCATCGCAGACGTCGGCGGGCGAAAACATCCTATCTGTTCCCCGGGGCTCCGCTGCTCCGAGACTACCTACACGGCAGGAGGCGAAAGAGACTCATGAGCAAGACAATCACAGCGGTCGGCATTGAGAAGATCGGGCGGCGCTTCGCCGACTCTATCGACCATGCGGCCTATACACTCAACGGCGAGCCGAAGACGGTCGAGCCGTTCCGGCGTCTCGTCGAGGCGGACGGGGTAAAAATCTACATTTACTTCGACGACACGGTCACGGGCACCGTGGGAGACGTTCAGCTCGTAGACACGGACGGGGACGTCGTCGCGGCGACCGACCGAGTCTTCGAGAAGCCACCGAGCAAGGGGCTATATGTAGCCTTCAAATACAAAATACTTGAAAAAGAAATGGAGGTACAGGTCAAATGAAATCCTACGAAAAAATCGGATGGGTCGACCACGTCGAGGATGTCGCGACGGGGGAGGTCATCCAGGAAGGGACGCCCGTGAGTCAGACGAACATGAACCACATGGACGACGGCATCTACATGAACCGCGAAGCCGTCATTCTCCATGAGGGATTGATCGCCGACGCCCAGCAGGAGATCAAGGTCTTGAAAGACGCCACGCTCAACAACATGGTAAACAACGTCTTTCTCAAAAACTTTGACTCCGTGGACTCGGTAACGATCATCTCCGGCGTCTATGACCCCGTGGCGCGGAAAATCTATGTATAGGGTCGCTTGCACCCGAAAAGAAGCAAGCTGCATACTCGGGAACTTTTTCGGTGAGCTTCGTCCCGCGTGTGCAGGATGCCGGGCCCGGCCCGACAACAAGCTCGCCCTACAAACCGAGAGCGGTCTCACTCTCGAAGGAGAGGCCGACCTCACCATTGAAGGGCACAGCACCACAACGGGAGAGCCCGCAAAGGCAAGCCTCACCGACTACGGCTTCGAGTTCTTCGGGGACATCACGGAGATCGCTCGCATAAGAAATGCGAGGTGCTTATACGATGGCAGAGCCGTCAATCCTTCAAAAGAAGGCTGAAATCTTCCTCGAGAAGGACGTCTACCCCTTGCTAAAGAACTTCCCCCAGGCCGAAAAGTTTTCCCTGTCGCAGGAGATCAAGCAATCGTGCTATAAGCTCATCCGGGCCACCGTCATGGTGAACAATCTCAAGGTCGTCAAAAGACGGCTTGAATGGCTCGACGAGGCGGACGCCGAGAAGACCCTCCTCCTCGTGCTCTTTGGAGTCGCCCCGGACGCAGAAGTACATCACGCAAAAGAAGCTCCTCGAGATGCAAGGGAAGCTCAACGAACTGGGGCGCATTATCGGAGGCTTGCAGAAGTATTTCATCAATCCACCGCCCCCGAGGAATTGAATAAAAAAGTATCCGCCTATGTAGGGTTATCTCTGGATGAGCGGCGAACCGGGCGAACCGTGGGTACAATTCGGCCCGCAACTGGAACAACAATTCGGCGTCCAATCGGAACGTCAATGTCGGTTTCCGCCCCGCCTTGTAGGTTTTTGCGTCATTTGCGGCTACGGCTTCAAGTGCGCGTCCTTGTTATACTTCAAGGGAGAGGTAATCCTTCGCCTTGTCTATGACGGCGTAAAAACAGTGACTAAGCCCTGCCCGCCCCTTCGTATGGGGAGGCGGAGCCGACGTCTACAATGTGGACAGAAGTCCGCGTCTGTAGTGCCAAGCCGTTCTAACTGGAAAGGATGCCACGCATGACGAAGTACCCCATTTTAGTGAAGACCTCGAAAAAGGTCAAGCACCCCGAGACCCCGCCAATCAAGCCCCTCCGCCCCTACGAGCAGATCATCGGGTGGGACATGGTCGAGCTCGGCTACAAGACCGCGCTCCGGGGTCAAAGGAAATACACGCGGGAGGCGGTCAACTACGACCTCCTCTCCGAAGTCAACAATGTCGAACTATGGCGGGAGCTCAAACGGATAGGGCCCAGGCCGAGCACCGACTCGAAGACGAAGGAATACAAGCCCGGCCCGTATCGTCACAAGACGATCACGGAGCCGAAGGAGCGGAGCCTCCACATCCCGCAGCTCCGGGACAAGATCGTACAAGTCGACATCCACGAGGCCCTACAGGATATTTTCCGCCCCGTCTTCGTCGACCGCTCCTTCGCCTGTCTTTACGGGAAGGGGCCCATCCGGGCCGCGTTCAACGTGCAGCATGACATGAGAGTCGCCCGCATGAAGTGGGGCGACGATGCCGCCGTCATAAAGATCGACGTCAAGAAGTTCTTCTACTCAATCGACCGCCAACTTCTCAAGAAGCTCATCGCGAAGCGGTTCAAGAAGCTAAAGAAGAAGCACCCGGAGCTCTACGAAGACCTCCTCCGCTTCTATCGGCTTCTTTGCAAAGTGATCGACTCGAGCCCGGAGGGAGAGACGGGCGTCCCACTCGGGAACGTCAGCTCCCAGGACTTCGCAAACATCACCCTCAACGAGCTCGATCAATACTGCATCCGCTTCCTCGGAGCGAAGCTCTACACGCGCTACGCCGACGACGTCGTCATAATCGCGCCGAACAAAGAGACCGCGAGGGAGTGGCTTGCTAAGATCAGGCAGTTCATCAAGGAACGGCTGCATCTCGACCTCAACAGCAAGACCAAAATATTCTATGTGCGGCAGGGCGTGAACGCCTACGGCTACAAGATCAAGGCGACCCATCTCGAGCTCCGAACCGAGTCCAAGCGGAAGGAAAAGCGGAAGATCAAGGCCATGATCGCGAAGCTGAAAGAAGGCAAGAAGACGCGGGCGGCGATCGTGCAGGAGGTCAACTCCTGGCTCGGCTTTGCCCGCTGGGCGAGCGCCTACAATCTCGCGAAGAAGATATTCGCGCCCTACCGCTTCATCAATGTGGAAGGAGTGCTCCCTTATGGCGCAATATCTCGGAACCGTGCAGCTCGGCGGGTTTTACAACAACGGCACAATCCTCAAGCGGCCCGTCAGGCCGTGGCGGCCTGACTCGACGCCCACGGGCGCGTCGGGCAACGGCGACATCCCGCAGATGTCCGGCAGCATGGCGAACTACACCATCGGCGACACGCCCGCCGCCGCCGCGAACAAGCTCCAATGGCACAAGATCAAGGACGGCGACAAAATCCTCCTCATTTGCGACCGGGTCATCCTCGTCTCTGTCTCGTGGGACGACCTCAACGGGCAGGGCTACGTCACGGGGAAGACCGTCACCATCGACGGGGCAAAATACAAATGTCGCCTCCTCACGGGCGGCAGCAACTACCGCAACACCTCGGACGCCTACGCGGGCGGAACGCCCACCAATAACGAGTGGGACAGGTTCATCACCCGTGAGGAGGTCATCACCGGGCTCCCGGCCCCGCTATCCTCCGACCTCGACACGAGCCAAAACGCGACCGACGTGACATCCGCTCATAATCAGTTCTGGAACTGGCTCTATGTCTATTCCTGGTGTCAGGAGACCTACGCCGCGAACGCGGCGCTCCGGGCGTACCGTGGGTACGGTTCGGCCCGCTACTGGCTCAACTCTTCGGCGTCCTCTCGGAACGTCCTTGTCGGTTTCCGCCCCGTCCTTGAAGTCCTGAACACTGACCCTCTGATCTCTGACACAGATCGCGATTTGGGCGATAAGAACAGCAATTTTACAATAGAGTACACCGTGGACGACTCCGACTCCGGCGACGTCTTGACGGCGACGGAGTCGCTCGATGGGCGAACGACGAAGTCGTTCGCCCCGACGCGAAAATCGAAAAATAGCATCCTCGTCCCGGTCGATGAATTGAGCCTCGGCAAGCACACGGTCAAGGTCGTCGTCACGGACGGGCAGGGCGGAACGGCGACCCGGACGTGGACGTTCACCCGCACCAACTC